AGCAAAGATACTTCCCCCTTCAGATGCACCTTTTGTAATTGTTTTAAATGTCTCTCCCAGTTTAGAAAAATTCTTGAGTTGATTCCTTATGACATCTGAACTTAGAAAAAACGCTTTTATATTTCTACCGATAGATTTAAAAAAGTCACCTATCTTACCAAAGAACTCAAAGAACTTAGTTGAACCAGAACGAACACTAGCAATAACACTCTTAAACCTTTTTGCAATACTTTCTAGAGTTGTGGTAAATCTACCAAACACTTTAAAGGTATCACCTTTTAAGATTTGTCCTGTTCCAGCTTTACGGAAGATATCTCCTAGTGCATCAAATAACATTGTAATTGGTTTGATTACTCTGTTACTAAAGGCAGTTTTTATAAACTTTGGAGTTATTAATTTGAAAGAGTCTTTGATACCATCAAGAAAACCAACAACAAGTCCCGTAAGTGCCGCACCAATAGCACCAATTACTCCAAGGAAACCCATCCCCTTTGCATCACCTACCATCTGTCCAAATCTAGGTTGGTCGCCACCACTCTTTTCTTTCTTCTTTTCACGTTCCTTTTCAAGATTGTCGCCTGCCTGATTTGCCATAGATTTAAAGTATTGTGCAAAAGATTTATTCAGACTAGCAAGTTCGCTAATCTGTTTCTCGTCTCTTTTTTCACTTTTAATACCTTCAATCTGAACTGCTTCAGTGAGGTGTGATATGGTTAATTCTGCCATTGTCTTATCCGTTTTGGTTTTTCATTCGTTCTTCTTGTTCTTTAAGATATTCCTCTAGTAATACTAGGTAAATCTCCCTCTCCCATGGCATCATATGTTCTATGTCATACAATGAATAATTAAAGTGTTGCATTAACGCAAAGTTGGTCTTAAAATGATTGACCAAATTATCATGCGAGAGGCATATTAAAAAAAATCTTGAAGACCCTCCAGAGTCACTTTATTCTCGTGACCACATGTACATTTAAACTCTACTTCTTTTTTCATGACTGGTACAGTTTTTAGGTATTCACCAACCTTTGTAAACTGTATGTTTGTCATTGAATCTATAAATTCATTCAGTTCTTTTTTACTTACGTCTGATACAAGATGATGTTCGTCTTCTGTCATGATTGCAACCATACAGTCTTCTAACATCATGAATCCAAACTCCGCTTCAGAAACACCTTCACGGAAGTTCTTTACGAATCCATCATAAGTAGGATATCTTAGTTCAATAGAGATATCATCTGTAATCTCAACCACATTGTTTGCATCTGATTTTGTAACTTCAAGAGACGATAAGTCAATATCAACCTCTGTCCTTAACTCACATTCTTCAGCCTCACATTTAAAGTGTAAGGTTGATGTCTCACCAACCGACTTACTACGAATCTGAGTGAACATGTATTCAACATCGAACGTTGCAAGGTCACTTGTTTTAATATCTTCATTCACACATGCGACAACGGTATCGACCATTGCCCTCATTGCCTGTTTCTGGTCTTGCGACTCAAAAGCAGAGAGAAGAAGTTTCTCTTCTTTGACCAAATATGGTCTATATGTGACAACCTTTTCAGATGATGGGATTACCATCTCATACTTTAGATTATCATTTAACTTAGGTAGTGCCATTATATTCTCCAAATATTATAAAAATTTCCTAATCAGTTCACCCGCAAGTCCTTCGACAAAATCGTTTCCTACACGGTCACCCTTTTTTGACTTCCAATTCTTATATGACAGTTGTACCGTCACTTCAAGTAATTGTCCGTCATCACTCAACTCAATTGCATTCAATGTTGTTGGGTATGCTTTATCTAGGAGTAACGTATATGTGATATCGTCACCGAACACCGCATTTAAATCAAACTCACCTTGTGCGAGGTCTAACGGGCCTAGTCTTGGTAATCTTCCTCTAATTGCAGAAGGAATTTTACCAGAGTCAAATAGTTTCTTTTTCTTTATAGGGAAAGAAATACCCTTTTTAATATGTTGAATAATAACAGGATGTGTGTAATCGTTGTAATATCCAACTTCTTTTGTTTCTGCATTTACTGCTTGTTCTTGCCACAGTTCAAAGTATTCTCTGATACCCATATCATTCAAACAATGGAACGTGAGTGTTACGTCATCTACTGCATAACCATATGCAACTTTAGTAACATCAATACCCATTGGTCTTTCTGTAGAAAGAATTTGTCTGCCAGGCAATGACGCTGCTTTACATAACAAGTTTAAGTTACGTGCGTCACCTTTGATAGGTGGTAAGAAAATCTTATATAGACTTCCTAATGCGATTCCCCCGCCAGCACCTACAGATGATTTAAAATCGTCAATACGAATACTCATTAGTCTTTACCTATTGCCTGTCTTGAATCATAGAATACTTTCTGTGAGTTCGATTTACGGAACTGTGCAGTCGGTAAGAATGTTGCAATCTCCCACTCTGGAGCAGGAACTTCTGCAAACTTACTCTTGACATGTGAATTCAAGTAGTGTTTAAAACATGGTTTGTAGTATCGCAACTTTGCAATACCCTGTAATCTCTTGTAAGTAATATTAAACTTTGCATCGTCAGAGTTCTTACTGGACGCAACTTCCATCAATGCATCCAACATTTTTGCACGAAGGATAGGTGGAAGATAATGAAGGTTGATTCCATAGAATCCACCCTCTGCTGGCCCGACTACAATAATCAATGGGAATGCATCATAGTATGGAAGTTTATCTTTAGTCTTTGGGTCATAGAAAAACATCTGCATAGAACCAATAATACCACGATTCGCTCTTTGTTTTATCTGGTCTTCTTTCATCAATGCTTCACGATTGATAGACCGCATGTTAGATGCTTTCTTTCTGAACCATTCACGGGATTCTTTGGTACGGGGAGTAACTCCCGCACGGAATGCCTGTAATTCTAGTCTGTTGAATATATTACTCATAGTTCTATTTATACCAATTTAACTTATCTTTCTTATATCTTTCGAGGTTTTTGAAATATTTCTTTACGTCTTTTCTTGTTATATCGGGTAGTTTTTCTTCGTAAGTCTCTCTCAAGTCATATCCTAGTTGTTTGTACCAACCCATATGCCATCCAGATAGACTTTCTGGTCTTCCTAGTTTGATTATTCTGTCTGATTGATACTTAGTAGTCCATTCTAACATGTCAATTTGGTCGTAATTTCCACTTGGATGTACCCATACTTGTTGAAATGTTTTTTCTGCACGGTTTTTTAACTCTTCCTTTAGAGCAGCATCTTTTGGAAAATTATCTACCATTTGTCGTAAAGAGGGGTTTGGGTTTATTACTCTCTTTACTTCCCAGTGTTGATAATAGTAATTTTCTATAGCTTTATCTAAAAGAGTTTTATCTCTCCACGTGTATCCATATTTGGACGGGTCTTTTTCTATATCTGAAACTGCATCAACACCATCTGAGACATGTTGTGATATATACAATGGATGTATTGTGACTTGATTCCACCAATACTTATTCAACCATTCTCCAGATTTATCTAAAGTTTCAAATGTTTCGTGAGGTAATCCCGCAATCATTGTCAATGTTTGATTGTAATGATTACCAGTATGTCTATTCTTCTTAAAATACTCTGCGGATGCAAGTAATCCCTCTTGCATCTGTAATGGAGAAAAACCTTTGTTAATAGATTTACCAGATGCATGGTTAAATGTTTCAATACCCATAGACTGACTGGTGAATCCCATATCAATCATATTGTCCCAGTCTTGTTTTGCTCGTCTTATTAACAAGTCACCACGAATAAATCCATGGAACTGAGGTTGAAAGGGAAGTTTTCTTACAACGTCTGCAAACTTTGATATGTACTCAGAACTTGCATTAGCGGTCTCATCTGCAAGACAGTAATGTGTTACACCCCATTTCTCATAGTTCTCTCTTAGTTCTTCTTCAAAGTTTTCTGCATGTCTACTATGGTCACCCTTAACACCTAACGGGGAGTAGTCACAGAATGTACATTTGAATATACATCCTCTAGACAACTCCATGGTCAATACTTCATCCTTTTGTATAAAATCTCTTTCTTCGTATGATGTGTGTGGATTCTTATGAGGAAATGCGGGATAGTCATTAAAACAATCCATAATAACAAATTCCTTTCCTACCATGTCTATTTGATTGAAAGGATTAATTTTGACTTTTACTTTAGGGTGTTTTGCATTACCAGTAAAATAATCACACAGAGCGACAATTGCATGTTCTCCATTACCTATACAAAAGTAATCGACATTTTCGTGTCGGACAACATTAACTAGTTTATTTGCACCTACTACGATTTTTACCCAAGGGTATCTTTCCTTAATGTGTTTTATGAGTCTGTTTTGTTTTCTTACTATAGGTGGTGCTTCGTGAATTGAATATGTGAAGAACACACTGAACCCTATCCATTTGGTATTCTTAGTGATTCGAGTTTCACAAAATTCATGTAGTTCACTATCGTCCCATGCCTCAAGAAAGTCTACAACTTCAATGTCCCACTTCCCAGTATTTCTTAAATGGGTTGCAATTCTATGAGCGCCCGTTCCCCTAACTGGCATTTCTTCCCAATTACCAGAATCATAAACTGCATGTTCTGGAACAAATCCTTTACCTATCGGGTATGTAAAGGACGCACCAGTTATTATTAATCCATGGTGTTTCATCTTTTTCTTTTGGTGAAAGGTCTCAGTGGTTTTGTTGATTTAGGAATAAGAGACTTGAGTGGTTCATTCTTTTCAGTCCAGATAACAAATCTCCATCCACGGTCTTTTGCATATTCATTTGCCGCTTCCCACTTATTTATATTCTTTACGTAAGTCATACTTTCAGATATAAACTTTTTAGTTCTGCGACTACCTGTAGGAATTCTAGTCTCTTTATCTGGTTTAATCTCAACCAACCAAGTCTTACCATCTTCCATGACCATTTTTAAATCCATAAAATATCTATGATAACGCTTGTCAACTTCATATAAGTATGGTATAATAACCTCTTCAGAAGACCATTTTACTACTTTGGGGTTGTTATCACACCATTTGAATGCATGTTTCTCCCACAGAGAACGATATACCACAACAGTATGGTCTCCCTCGTACTTCTTTGTGTTTTTTACTCTGTATCTACCCGAATATGCCATAAAAACCTTATAAATAAAGATAACTGATTTATAACCTATTTATAGAGAAATTACAATGCCGACAGTCACAAACATTCAAGACGTACAGGTAGGAGATACTTTAACTTCTGCACAAATAGTTGAAGCAGCAACTGGTAGAAAGCCTGGCATCGAAGAAAACAAAAGTCGAAAAGACTTAGAGTATCCACTTAACAATCCTGACGAATATAAAGGTCGTTTAATCTTTAACGTAATGAAAGAACCTGAGACTGACCTTGGTAATATTTCAGAAGCAGCAACTTCTTTTGCAAAGTCTGTTGGGGCGGGTTTAAAGAATGCACTTAAAACTGAAAACCCTGAAGAAGTTGCAAAAGCAGTTAAATCTCACAAAGGTGAAGATAACGTTCCTATTATTAAACAAAGACCATTAATTAAACTTGATAGACAAGTATCGATGTATCTACCTGTTGGTCTACAATACCGTGATAACGTTGCATATGAGAATATGGACTTAGGTGGTGCGGGTGCGGCTGCGGAAAGAGGATTACAATCTGGTTCTGGTGCTATTAAGAATTTGATTGAAGGTGGAATGAAAACTCTGAGTGCGGGTCTTAGTGGTGCGGCAAACAAAGATGTTGCAAAACTAGGTGTTGTTAAACTTGCATCTAAGTTACCTGACGAAGTATCGGGTGCATTCAAATCAGCAGCGGGGGTGACAACTAATCCAAACACTCGTGTATTATTTAAACAAGTTAATCTTCGTGAATTTGCATTTGCATTTAAGTTCATTGCAACTTCGTCAAAAGAAGCAGAAGAAGTAAAAGAGATTATTAAACTATTTAGAACAGAACTATATCCAGAGAATATTAATCTAGACGTGGGTGGAAGTCAAGTTTCTATTGGTTACAAGTTTCCCAACAAATTCCAGATTGATATTGAATATGATGGAGAAGAGATTGCAACAAGAATTAAACCGTGTTTCCTTAGAGATGTTAGTGTAACATATAATAACACATCAATGACTATGCACAATGACGGGAACTTTCAAGAAATCGAAATGTCATTATCATTCCAAGAAACAAGAACACTCAACAGAAAAGATGTAGAGGAAGGATTCTAATGACAACAAAATATTTTAAAAACTTTAATATTGTCGGATATAATTTTGGTAATGAGACCTCTTCAGTTCTCTTCGATGACCTCTCACAATATGTAGATATTATTGATGGACTGAAAGATAATGTTTCTTTCTATGAACAGTATACTGTAGTTGCGGGTGAAAGACCTGATACTCTTTCATACAAGTTATATGGAACTACTAATTATTACTGGACATTCTTTCTTATGAATGACCACTTACGTGAGTCTGGATGGCCAATCCCTACATATGAACTATTGGATACTGCAAAAACAAAATATCCATATAGAATTGTTACAACAAACTCAGATATATCAACATCATTTCCAGTTGGTCAGATTGTAACTGGAGTAAATAGTGGTACTGTCGGTACTATAATCAAACGAAACCTTGACATGGGTCAATTAGTAATTGATACTTCATTAACGCCTGGCGATTACTTTGGTAAATATCCTAACCTTGAAAACTTTGGCCCTACAGAGAACATACAATACACTGCTCAAGATGGTGCATTCTATACTGCAACACTTGTTAAAGAATCTGAACAATACAATGCAGTTCATCATTACGAAGATACTAATGGTGTATGGCAAGACTTGACATTATTTGATTTTGATACACCAAATCCTCTCTGGAAACCTGTCACTTATAGAGATAGAATTGAAGCAAGGAACGATGAATTAAAATTTATTAATGTTTTAAAACCCGATGTGGTAGACAACGTAGTTAGTGAATTCAATAACTTTCATAAAAGAGTAGGTTAATGTCCACATCTCAACAGTTCAAAATAACTGAGGCATCAATCTCGGCAGACCGTTTCGGTGGATTTGCATCAAATTCTTTTGATGTTCGTACATCTGTTGCGGAATTAAATATATTTGAAAGTTTAGATAAACCTTATTTGACGGGAACTGTTGTTATTCTTGATGACAAAGCATTGTTTGATTCAATGAATTTTCAAGGAACAGAACGATTTCGTATAAAACTTTCTTCTGCGGATGAAACTTTAGATACCGTATTCGAACGTACCTTTATGATGACTGGAATCGAGCGTTCGGTCAAGGGAAATGATAACGGAAAATCTAGTATGTATGTTATTACATTACTAGACGAACATGCATATCTGAGTAGTCTAACAAGAATTAGTAAATCGTTTAACGGACGTATTGACAAGATTATTATTAAACTTCTTGCAACTCAAATGAATATGGATGTGGACGTTTCTTATTTGTTTAGAGGTGACGGTAAAGAATCTCTACCTGTTCAATCTAATATGAAAGGTATTATTCCTAACCTGAGTCCTATACAAACAATTAAATGGTTGATACAAAGAGCGACCACAGTTACAGGGTCACCTTTCTTTGCTTATGCATCTATGCATGATGACAATCTTCGTCTAGGTAATTTAGATGCCATGTTATCACAAAAAGCGTTTAACTCAAAATTACCTTACACATATAACCCAGCAAATGTTTCTAGTGCAGATACCCAATCGGAAGTAGAAAAAACATTTACTATTAAAGCATTAAAAACATCTAAGATGGGAAACACATTGAAACTTATTCAAGAAGGTGCAGTTTCATCACAGATGTCAAATACTAATCTTAACACAGGACAAATATTTAGTCAACACTTTTCAATAAGAAATACCTTGAATAAATTAAATAATCATGGTATAATTGGAGAGTATCAGAATGTATTTGATACTGAGTTTAAGATGGACGAATCTCTTGTAGATACTTTTGAATCACAGAGGTTTCATACAATAACATCTAGTGGTACATATGGTAGATTTAAAAGTTACCATGATGAGTTTGATGCGACTAAGTTTGAAAAGAAACTTGAAAGTAAAGCATTACACAATACTCTATATAAAAACATGATGAATGTAGTTATTGAAGGTGCGGGATTTATTGTTTCGAAAGCAAGTGTTGGTGACATAGTAAATTTAAAAATTGTAAATGATAATACAGAACAAGATAGAAATGTCGGTGAAGATGACTTAATAGATAAAACTAAATCTGGTAATTGTATTATATACGATACTAGACATACTTTCTCTGGAACACAACACACGGTGTCTATGAACGTATGTAAACTGGAGAAACTTTCATAATGAAACCAATTCTTTCAGAGTATTATGGTGATAACACACGATGGTTTATTGCAACTGTTGTGGATTCTTCACCACCATATGGTTTTGAAGGACGAGTAAAAATTCGTGTACATGGATTACATACCTCGTCTACTAAACTAATACCTCAACATGACCTACCATGGGCGCAATGCGTTGTACCTACAACAGAAGGTGGAATATCTGGTATTGGAAGAATGCCACAGGTTCAACCTAATGCATTGGTCTTCGGTATGTTTATGGATGGTGTAAATTCACAAACACCTATTGTATTAGGTAGTCTACCGCATATTGAATTACCTACAAGAACTCAACTAGGTCAAGTGGGTGAAGATATTGGAGAAGATAACAAACCAGAAGGTCTGTGGCAAAGTGTTATTGCCGCAGTAAAACCAAAAGATGTTGATATACAAAATGACAATAGTGGTAATATTAATAATCTGGTAAGATTGTCACGAGAAAAAACTGCGGTCAAGTTCTTTTTAAATCTTGGATATACTGTTAAACAATCTATAGGTTTAGTTTCTGGTCTTGAGATGGCTTCTGGTTTAAGAACTGGTGTTAATGTTCAATCAAGTGGTCTTGGAAGGTATTCTAGAAAAAGGTATAATGATTTACAAAACTTTTCTAATGACTACAATCAATTTATGGTTCAACTTGCCTTCATTGCATACGAATTAAATGGGTCACAAACAAACGCAAATATAAAACTACTACAATCAGATAAGTTAGAAGGTTCTGATGGAGTGTGTAGGGTAGTGTGTAAGTATTATATTCAAGATGAGTCTCTTACAAAACAGTCAGAACTTGCCGCACGAAGAATGATGGATAGGATAGCATAATGGCATTAAACAAATCTTCACTCAACAGTACAATAAACTCTGAAATCAATAAACAGGTTGAAGGGAATGCTAATTATGCCTCTAGTGCTGTAAACACTATCGAAGATACATTTGCAAAGACCACAAGTAAAATTGGTAAGGTTGATGGAGAAGTCTTAGGTGGAGTTCAGTCTTTAGGTTCGTCTGCTCTTGACGGAAACGAAGTATTAAAAGATGGTATAGGAAAACTTACAGATAAGATTCCTAGTTTAGGAGGTACTGCAACTGCACAATCATCCATACCAAACCTTTTAGGTTTATCAGAAGCAGACCCTACTGCATCTGCAATGGAAGCAGTTGGTGGTGCATCACCCAAAGACCTTCAATCCGCAGTAGATAAAGTAACAACTATCTCTGGTGAATCGATGACTGATATATCTACATTTACTGCCAGTATTGCTTCCGCTGATGAACTAACAAGTATTACCGCTGCTCTTCCTTCTTTAGAAATTCCTAGTCTTGATGCAGTCGTAGGTGAGATTACCCCTGTTGCAAGTCTGAGTAGTCTTGGAGATGGTGTGAAGGATGCAGTATCAGATGCAACTAGTATTGGTGGTCTTAGTGCGTCACTCCCGTCACCAAAGAATACATTAAGTAATTTCGGTAGTGTTGGTGATTTAGTTTCAAGTGGATTGAACGATATTACAACCGCTGCTACAGGATTTGTAAATGATGCAACCAAGTTTGCAGATGACTTTGCATCATCGATAGACAAAGGTGTCAGTGGAGTTTTACAGAATCTTGCAGAGGGATTGACAGGACAAGCATCTTCTTTCCTCGCTAATATTGTGCCTGGCGGTATTAGTTCAACTGAAGCAGAGAGAAGAGAAATATTAAGACAGTTTTCAACAGGAGACCCAACAGAAAAAACTAAAGCAGTTAAAACACTGACATCAAAATCTAATAACGTGTCTCCTGAAATGAAAAGTATTATTGATAAAGTAGAAGCGACTACACCTAATACATTGTCAGATAAAGTTGCAAACGAAGCAAAAAAACAAGGTGTTCCTCAAGAAAAAATAGATGTAGCTATTGCAGAATTACAAACAATTGATAATAGTTTAGAACAACTTGATACAACTATTGGTGGTACAGTTGTTATTGACCAGAGTATGTTTGATGAAGACTTTTCTATTGGTCAAAATGAATCTAAGTGGTCTGGTCGTACATCTAAAGATGATGTGTTTACATACGTTGCATCTGTAGAGGAATTAGATGCAGATTTCGCTCGTGTAGAAAGACAAGTTACAGAAGTAATCGTCCACGCAACCGAAACATTTACCAATAAAGACATTGGTGCAATAGAGATAAATAACATTCATAACGAATTAGGACACGATGGTATTGGTTATCATTATGTAATTAGAAGAGATGGTAGACTTCAACGTGGTAGACCTGTTAATAAGGTTGGAGAACACGCAGTAGTAAATGGACATGATGTATATTCAATTGGTATTGTAATGGTTGGTGGTATAAATGTATCTGCGGGAGATGATAACCCTGAAACTTATAGGTCTTCACAATCATTCACTCGTGAACAATATACGACACTAGAAAAATTTATTAGGTCATTCTATCGTAAATATTCTGGTGGACAAGTATTTGGACATAATGATATTGATGTACAAGAAGAAGACCCATACTTTGATGTGACCGATTATATTGAATCAGTATTTAGAAAAACTAATATAACCACTGACCCATCTAGCAGTTCACCATTAAGTCCATCCGAGATTAACGTACAATGACAACTAAAAAAGATAATTACAGAGAACGAGTTAATAAACTAGGTGAGGGTACAGAACAGACTCTTGGTGTTTCTATTGATGGAATGCAAGACCCTACTGGTGAATATCCTAAAAGAGATTATAACTTCGGAACAGGTATCAATAAAGCTGCCCGTGGTATAAAGATTAATGACCTTTACCTTGGGGGTGGAGACGTTGGTGTATCTCTAGGGGTACAATCACAACGTCCTTCCGAATATCCTTTTAACCAAGTATCAGAATCTTTATCTGGTCATGTTGTAGAATATGATGACACGCCAGGCGGTGAACGAGTATTAATTAAACACCGTAAAGGTGCGGGTGTAGAGATGAGAGCAGATGGTTCTGTTCTTATTTCTGCGGTAAACAATAAAGTAGAAGTCACTGGTGGTGACCAAACTGTTATTGTTGAAGGACATGGTAACTTAGTCTACAATGGTAATCTTAATCTTAAAGTAACAGGTGATTACAACATAGATGTTGGTGGTAATTATAATGTCAATGTTGCGGGTAATTTAGTAGAGTCTATCGAACATAATTTAAAAACAACAGTCACAGGTAATACTAATCTAACAACAAAAGGTACAAGAAACCTAAAGACCGTTGGAACAAACACTCATATGATGTTATCAGATAATAATCAGTTTGTCAAGGGTAATCATAAACATCTTGTTGAAGGTAATATTGACCAAGCATCTGAAGGAAAGATATTTGTATCTGGTAAAGAATCCTATGCAGTATCATCTAAGAACACCAATATCACGGGTGCGAAGTTCGTATCAGTATTGGGACAGAAGGGTGCAATCGGTGGTAAGAAGGTTGACTTTACTGGTAATGTGTTCCAAGGTAATGAAGGTGCAATGGCAGAATCTTCTGGTGCAATCTTCCACGGTACATTCAAGGGTATTGCAGACGAAGCGATTCGTTCATACAATGCGAATGTAGCAGGATTTGCCGAAGTATCTGACCTAACACATGGACAGTCATATGCGGAAGCAGCAACTTCTGGAAGTGCGGTTGGTGATACTCATACAGCAGCAACCAAGGTACAGGCGGTTATTACAGGGGAAGACCCACTGACTCCATTAGTAGTAGTAGGACACGCAACCTCTGGTTCATATGCAATCAAGAATGTTGTGGTCGATGCAGATGATTCGTTAAAGAATAAAATCTTATTGACCGATGATTACGAGAATGTATTTGATAAGATACCAACTACCCAAGAGATTCGTTCTGCATTTAGAAACAAGTCTTCTCGTGATACTGTAGGTGGTATTCTTGTTTCAGAAGAAAGACTAAACCCAGACTACAAAGCTACAACTCCACCTTCAATTGGAAGAACTGCAAAGAAATCTCCATCATCTAGATTTGGATTTGAACCGATTGGTAATGCATTAGAGAATAGAGGTAAAAGGTTCACACCATGATAATATTAGTAGACCCAGTATATAATCCAGAATTTCAAAGTAGTATTAATTCTGCAACTAGACTAGCAAAAGGTGTGACCGTTGCCAAGTTCTTGGGTGCATATGGAGATAGAACACCGTTCAATCATGTTGAAAGTGCATCTGTAAGGAAACAAACTGCAAGAAATCTATATCTTCAAGCAGAAGCAATGAGTATTATTAACGGTAATACAGAAAACTTTAACAAAGTAAGACTAGTAGTATCAGAAGGTTTGTATGACCTGAAATCTATTGATGCGGGTGATGAAACCATGCAGAAGAAATCTGACGGTAGATTGGTGTATTATCAAGTAATCGATAGAGAAGGAAATGTTGACCTAGAGAAAACATTTGATGTTGCAGAGTATTGGAAAGATTATATTAATTTTAAGAACATCTACTTAGATTATGACACATACAATCCAGATAAAACACTTACTGGTCAGATTGGTCTAGAGTTTCCGACTGTTCCAAGTAGTTTTGATATAACTTTTACTAAGGATGTTAGTACTCATTTTAATAATGAGTTAATGAGTAAAAATGAATTAGTAGAAATTAAAGAGAAAGACTAAAAAAGGTTATAAATAGAAGTATGGCAATACGTAGAGCATTCGCACAGGAAGATACTAATCTCCAATCTGCTACAGTAACAACTAGTAGAGAGAGACAGTATTCTGACGTTGACCTTTCATTTAAGGTGAAACCTACCAGTGGAGAAATCTTCAAAAAACTGGATGGTGCCGCAGTGAAACAGTCAATCAAAACACTAGTTATGACAAATAGACTAGAGAAACCGTTTCGTCCTGATTTTGGTGGAGATGTAAGGGGACAATTGTTCGAATTAGCGGACAAAGGAAAGTCTTCTATTCTACGTAGAGGTATAATACAGAACATAGAAGTATATGAACCCAGAGCAGAAGTCCTTAATGTGATTGTAAAAATGCAACCTGATAGACACAGTCTGGACGTAACTATTAAATTTAAGGTAGTGAATACAACCGAAGAAGTAGAATTCACCACAACATTAGCAAGGTTAAGATAACATGGCAACAACAATAAAATCGACATCGTTAGATTTTGATGCAATCAAAAACAATCTAAAAACTTTTCTCGCAGAAAAAAATGAGTTTTCAGACTTTAATTTTGAAGCGTCTGGATTGTCAAACATCCTAGATGTTCTTGCATACAACACACACTACAATGGTTTAACTGCTAACTTTGCATTGAACGAATCTTTTCTTGGTACTGCACAATTACGTAGTTCATTGGTATCTCTTTCAGAAGGTATAGGATATATTCCAGATTCTAAAACATCTTCTCAAGCAATTATTAAGATGTCTGTAAATTTAAGTGGTGTTTCTGGTCGTACTGCAACCATTCAAATACCTAGTGGTTTTAAATTCAATTCAACCGTTGATACTACAGAATATGTGTTTCAAACTCTAGAAGATTTAACTGCAAGTGATAATGGTGAAGGTCTGTATATATTTAAAGATGCGTCTGGTAATGAAAACATTAAAGTATTCGAAGGAACAGAAAGAGTAAAAACTTTCCTTATAACAAGAAAAGAAGAAAATGCAGTTTATATTATTCCAGATGCAAATATGGATATTGATACTGCGGTGGTTCGTGTCTATGAAACGCCTGGCGCTTCTGCATTCGCAACATATACAAACTTACTAAAAGCAACAACAATTAACATTGCATCAACATTGTTTATTCTAAAAGAATCACCTAATGGATTCTTTGAACTAACTTTTGGTAATGGAACTACTTTAGGTAGAGCCCCAGATGCGGGTAATAAAGTTGTTGTGACATATCTTGCCTCAAGTGGTGCTGAATCAGATACCGCTAAAGTATTCGAACCACAATCAACAATATCAGTTGCGGGTGGTAACTACTCTGTGGTTGTTAGTACTGTTGCAAATGCAGTTGGTGGTGGTGAGAAAGAAAGTATTGAATCCATTCGTAAGACTGCACCTTTTCAGTATGCAACTCAGAACCGAATGGTAACTGCGGTTGATTACTCTACCCTAGTATTAAGAAACTTTTCCACATTAATCAAAGATATAAAATCATTTGGTGGTGAAGATGCACTTGACCCTAAGTTTGGGACAATCTTTATGTCAGTATTATTTAATGCAGATGTAGATTCAGTAACAGAAGACGTAACAAAACAATCTATTATAGACCTTTCGAATCAATTATCAGTAGCGTCCTTTAGTTTAGAGTTTATTGACCCAGTAAAAACTTTTATTGAGACAGAAGTATTCTTCCAATTTAATCCTAGCTTGACTACACTTTCTAGAAATACAATTCAAGATAATGTCAACACAACGATTAGTGATTACTTTACTGATAACACAGGTAAATTTGGACAATCATTTAGACGTTCAAATCTATTAACTTTGATAGATGACGTAAGTCCCTCAATCTTATCATCTCGTGCAACAGTTAGAATGCAGAGAAGGTTCTCACCTACATTAACTAAGATTCAAGACCATACATTAAGATATGCTGCTAATATTTCTGAAACCGATGATGTAAATTATATCATTACTTCAAATGCGTTTCAATATAAAAATAAGACATGTATCATTAGAAACAAACTAAACACTAATAAACTAGAAGTATTTAATCAGAATGACCGTATTGTTATAGTAGATAACGTTGGTTCATTTACTAAGGACACTATTAGTATAGTAGGATTACAAATAGATAATTTTGTTGGTTCAGAATCATTTATTAAAGTAAGTGCAGTCGCAGCTAATGAAAGTGCAATTACTCCATTCAGAGAAGATATTATTGAACATGATAAGAGTCAATCGTTTAGTCGTATCGTAGATGTTGACACTGGAGTCACTACGTAATGGCAATAAACCATCCACATGGCAAGAACGATACTCTGATTGATTTAAATAGGAGAGATATTACCTTTCCTAAAAATCAAATCCAAGAGGTTCTTCCTGAGTTCTTTAGAGGTACATATCCAAAACTCATAAGTCTTTTGGAGGAGTACTATCATTTTGAGACGGGGTCTGAGTCTCCTTCTCGTTTGATTAGTGAGTTGTTCCTTAACCGTGATATTACTCAGAATGATATAGAACTTTTGTCCTATATCGAAGATGAACTTTTATTGGGTCAATCTTTCTTTGAAGGATTTGCAGATAAAAGAGCTGCAGCAAAGTATTCAAATACATTATATCGTTCAAAAGGAACATTGTATTCAATACAACAATTCTTTAGAACATTCTTTTCCATTGACCCAGACGTAATCTATACTAAGAAAAATATATTTAAGGTTGGGGAAGAGGATTCTAAGATTGGTTTTAACTCTCAGAAGTTTATTACCGATAACAAATTATACCAGACTTTTGCACTACTTGTCAAGTCTGAAATTGCAGAAACAGAATGGAAAGAACCATATAAGTTGTTCGTCCATCCTGCTGGCATGTTTGTTGGTAGTGAAGTGCAAATTGTATCTGTGGGAACAGATGAAATTACCGCTCCATTAGTTCAACTTGAACCACCACCACCTATTACTATTGAAAATACAGGGTCGTTCAATGTGTTACCAACACTAGATTTAACTGCACTTGTTGATGACCTATATAGTGATTCAGATGGTATGTTAAGTAGAATTAATGCAGAACTTACTGATATCAGAGGGTTCAGACCAAATACTATACAGACTATTGAAAATCAGTATTCATCATTAAGAGAAGCACAAACTGCAACATCTCCAACATTTGATGATTCTGACCAGTTTGAAACAAATGGTATGGATTTATCAAATCATTTCCATTGGGAAACGATTGACCAAGAGAAACATATTTTTTATAGTGCAGATAGTGACCAATACCTAAAAAGTTTTACATTATAGTGTAAAAGACTTATAAATAGATTAAACAGACGGATTATCAAATGGCGAAACAAACACTAAACAGAGGAACTACAGCAAACGATGGTACAGGTGATACCTTACGTACTGCTGCTCAGAAAATAAATGAGAACTTTACAGAACTCTACACCTCTATTGGTGGAGATTCTGCTACTGCAAACGTAAAACTTGCAGCGGGGGGTGCAATCTTTGAAGGATTGGCAGTGAATGCCCACCAGACTATAGTTTCTCCAGTTGAACCAACACAAGATAATAACGTCTATATTCCAGATGACAGTGGAACATTAATATTAGACTCTTGTTCTCAGACATTATCTAACAAGACTATTCTTGTTCCGACAATGACAACACCTAAGATTCGAGATGCGAATGCAAGTCATACGTACAATGTAACCGTAGGTGATATAAGTGCAAATCGTAATATTGCGTTACCAGTCCTACAGAGTAATGATACATTTGTATTTGCAAATGCAACACAAACGTTACTCAACAAAACTATTGGTGGATTGACAGTTAACAATCCTAAGTTTGGTGGTATCTCAGGCGGGTCTTTACTAGTAGATAGTGCAGACAACGAATATTTAAAATTTGTAAAGACCGCAAGTGCAGTTAACTTTGTTACTATGTCAAACAGTGCCACAGGTAACAGTCCATCTATTGATGTAGACGGTGGTGACGCTAACATTAGTCTTGAACTTGCTGCAAAAGGTACTGGTGCGGTTGAAATTAAAAACAAACTTGTTCTTGAAAAAGGAACAGATGTTGCATCAACAACTGCTATTGATTTAAACGAACCATTAACAGTATTTAATTCTGGTTCACAAATCCTTCCAACTATCGGAGATGGAACAATTCAAGGGGAAGTAAAATACTTCAGTAACGTTGGTGCGGGTGAAGCAAGACTTACTGTAGGTAATACTTCAAATATCCATGGTGTAAGTAATAATGGCCATATCTCTTTCGGAGAAGGTGACGGATGTATACTAGTATGGAACTCAACTAAAAGCAAATGGTTTTTCGTGTCAAATAATGGCACAACAATAGGGTAATTGAAATGGCGATTATAACTCAAGATTTAAAGAAACAAGTATTAAAGGATATCAAATCAGATTTTGATTCCGCAAGTGAAAATTACTTTGCAGTAATAGGTCGCTCTGAAGATTGGAACGATTCTGACGTTGCACCAACTGTAATAAGTTCTGCAAGAGAAGAAAGAAACTTCCGTCTTGGAATACAATCTGCAAAAAACATTATTGATTTATCCTTTGTTGTTCCCAGATATAACTGGTCTTCTGGTGCAATTTATTCTGCATATGACGATGCGTCAGTAGGATATCCTGCTCAGTCATACTATGTTATGAATGACAATAACCAAGTATACATGTGTATTCAACAATCTAGAAATGCGGCAGGACAAGCACAGACATCAACTGTTCAACCTACAGGTAATACAACGGGTGTTGCATTTGATACCGCAGACGGTTACATTTGGAAATTCTTATACTCTATCAGTGCTTTAGACGCAAACAAATACATCTCTGCAAACTATTTACCAATTAAATTACAGGGTGCAACTGACTCAGATTCACCCGCTGCTGACGTTGAACAACTTGCAGTTCAGAATGCGGCAATTATAGGACAAATTACAGGTTATCAGGTTGATTCGGGTGGTAGTGGATATTCAAGCACACCAACAGTCAACGTAACAGGTAACGGAACAAAGGCAAAAGCAAACGCAACAATTTCTGGTGGACAAGTAGTTAAAGTAGAACTTATCGATAGTTCTGGTGCATACACATTAGGTTCAGGATATGACTATGCAGATGTTACTATAACGGGTGGTGGAGCTCCAACTAAACCAGCCGCAGTTAGAGCAGTTATTAGTACTCCAATAGGACTTGGGGGAGACCCAAGAGATGACCTTCGTGCTACCTCAATTATGTTTAACGCAAAACCATCTGGTGCAGAAGGAAATGACTTTATTATTGGTAATGACTTCCGTCAAGTTGGTTTAATTAGAAATTTAAAAGATAGTGCGGGTACAGTAGACTTCACTGCCTCTACAGGTATTGGTCTAAAGAAACTAGTATTATCAAGTGTAACTCAAGGGTTTACCGCAGATAACCAGATATTAGGTTCAACTTCTGGAATCAAAGCATTGATTGATAAAGTAGACTCTTCTAATATATGGTATCACCAAACCGAAGAGACTGGTTTCGGTAATTTTGGTTCAGGTGAGAACATATCAGAAACAAATGGTAATGGTGCGGGAGTTCTAAACGGTTCTTTCCATCCATATGTAAACCCAGAAATTGACACTTTCTCTGGAGAAGTACTCTACATAGATAACCGTGCAGCGGTTACTCGTAGTGCTGACCAGACTGAAGATATTAAAATCGTAATCCAAATTTAAGGTATAGACATGCCAAAGACATTTACATCTAACGTATTCCAATCAACCTATAAGGATGATTTTAAGGACAGTGATAATTATCATCGTGTCCTTTTTAACAGTGGTAGAGCGGTTCAAGCACGTGAACTTACTCAACTACAAACAATCATTCAAGAGGAAATCGGGAGATTTGGTCGGAACGTCTTTAAAGACGGTGCTGCCGTAAATCCAGGCGGCCCTCACGTCAATAGTGATTATGAATTTATTAAACTAGATACTTCAGTAAGAACTTTACCAGACGATACTTCTGTTTTAATAGGACTTGAGTTCACACATGCCGCAACAAGTACTGCTGCAAGAGTTCTAGAGGTCGTGACTGCTACAGGTTCAGACCCAGCAACACTATATGTTCAATACACAAACACCTCTGGTGGTGACGTTGGAACAAACCCAGTTCGTATGCAATCGGGTGTAGATATCACAAGTGGTAGTTTTACATTTACAACACAATCAACAAACACTATTGCAAACCCTGCTGTAGGACGTGGTTGTCAAGTATCAAATGCTGCGGGTGATTTCTTTACTCGTGGTCATTTTGTATTCGCTAAACCTCAATCACTTATTATATCAAAATATACAAGATATCCTACTAAAGTTATTGGTTTTAAAGTAACAGAAGATATTATTACTGTTGCGGATACTAATGAATTGTATGATAATCAGGGTGCAAATCCTAACCTATCTTCGCCTGGCGCTGATAGATACCGAATTAAACTTACTTTAACAACAAAAGATGACGTTGCCTCAGATGAAAACTTTGTCTTCTATTGTGATATTGTTGATGGTAATGTAGTTGACCAAGTAACTGGTGCAGATAATTACAATGCACCTAATACACTTGTTGCACAAAGAACAAAAGAAGAGAGTGGAGATTATATTGCAAAAGACTTCACTGTTGATTTCAGTGACTCAGCGACTAATCTAGTCGCATCTGTATCAGATGGTGTTGCATATGTAAACGGACATCGTGGTGCAACAGAAAAACCTACACCTATTACTATTCCAAAACCAAGAACTGATGTAACTTTAGAGAATGAAGTAACTGGTATTAGTTATGGTCAATTTGTCTTATGTAGTGAACTAAAGGGCGACATTGGTTCATTGTTTAAGACAGTTAATCTATCAACATCTACTACTAATCCTGCTGCAAGTATTACAGGTACAGCAAGAGTTCGTTTTGTAGAAAAGAGTGGTGTTAATTTTAAAGTCTATCTATTTGATATCAAGATGAATAGTGGACAGTCTTTCCGAAATATTAAAACACTTGGTACTAGTACAACTAATAGAGCAATCCCTGTTTTTGAATCTAGTAAAGCAGTGATTAAGGATGCAACTAAAGTAAACTTAGTATATCCTCTTCCTAATCCAAGACCAAGAGCAATTACAGACGTTGACTTTGAAGTTCAAAGAGTTTCTGCTACGATTTCTAATTCTTCAAGTTCATTCTCTATGCCTAACTTGACTGTGACTGGTGAAACCTATACCAATACAAGTGATTGGATTGTTATTAATGCATCTACTGGTGCTGTACAAACTGGTGCAACTTTTGGTACTTCTGGTACTACCTCTATGACTGTTAGTAATGTAGCATCTGCTAATGCTATCGTATATCATAAAATTAACAAAGCATCCCCAGTAGTTAGACCAAAGACATTAACCGATGCAACTGCAACCGCAACATTATCAACCGATTCTTTAACTGGTGCAAAATATCTAGATTTAGGTAAAACTGATGTCTATAGTGTACAATCAATTAGACTAACTAATTCTGGTGGTACAGATATCTCTCATCAATTTACTGTTGATGATGGTCAACGAGCAGGATTCTATGGTAATGGTCGATTAGTATTAAATGGTGGAGAGACTCAAAACGGAACAGTTTACTGTGCATTTAAACATTTTGTTCATGGTAATGGAGATTACTTCTCAGTTAACTCTTACGAAGGTAAGGTTGATTATGACAAGATACCCGCATTCAAAGTCGGGCCTAGAACATCCGTAAACTTACGTGACGTAATTGATTTCCGTTCTGCGGTAAACTCTAGTAATGTATTTACTACTTCATCACAAAATGAAATCCCTGCTAATGGTGATATCTTCCAAGGTGACGTAACATATTATGTCCCTCGTTCAGATAAAATCGTAGTTACCGAACAAGGTGAAGTTAAAAATATTTTAGGTGAAGCAGGATTTTCTTCTCAGATTCCCGCAACCCCATCAAATACTCTAGGTCTTTTTGAACTAGAACATAACGCATATGGTCTAAATGACTCTGACGTAGTTGTAACTCCTCTCAAAGCGAAAGGATTTACAATGAAAGATATCTCTGAACTAGAGAATAGAATTGATAAGTTAGAAGAAGTAACAACTTTAAGTATGTTAGAACTTGATACATCTTCACTCTTAGTTCTTGATTCTGCTGGAAACTCTAGAATGAAATCAGGTTTCTTCGTAGATAACTTTGCAAATAGAAGTTTCTCAGACGCAGAAAACTCAGAATATCGTGCTGCTATTGACCCAACTAAAGGTTTACTTTCATGTGCAACCTTTGAAGATAACGTTGGACTTGTATATGACAGTGCCGCATCATCAAACACTATTCTTAAAGGTGATACGATATTCCTTAATTATACACATGTTGAATCAATAAGTCAACCAGTAATTTCTGGAACAGAGAACGTTAACCCATTCGCAGTTATTACTGGAGAAGGAAATCTTACTCTATCTCCAGCTTCAGATGAATGGTTTCAAACAGCATACAAACCCGCAAATGTAATTAACAAAACTGCGGAAGAACAACTAGGTGACCTAAACGAAGGTAATCTTGCAGTAGGTACTGCACAACAACGTGGATTCGCTGGCGGTAGTGGTGCATGGATGTGGTCTGGAGCGCCTTTTATTCCATTAATAGGATTCGGTGAATTCGGTATTGGTGGTGGCGGTGGTGGTATCGGCAACCTCTTTGGAGGATGGAGAGGAGCGGGTCAGTGGAACTGGTCTGGTCTAAACACCCAAAGAAGTTCAAACGGTATAAACCGAACTGGTGTGTCTACAACAAACGATGGTACATTTACTAGTAGAACTTCAAGTTTTAGTCAAAATGTAGTTGTTGGTAATAGAACAGTTCGTAAGATTGTTGGTGATAAAACTGTATCATTAACATTCCTTCCTTTCATTCGTTCTCGTGAGGTATCTTTCCGTGCAGAAGGTTTAAGACCTAACACTAGATACTTCCCATTCTTTGATGGTACAGATGTTGCAACTTTCTGTAAAGAAAAAGCATTCCAAAGACATGCAAGCGGAACGTTCCTAAGTGGTAAAGAAAATAGATTAGCTACTACTCACCCAGAGGGTTCTTCGAATTTAATATCTAACTCGAATGGTGAAATTGAAGGTTCATTCTTTATTCCGTCAAGTGAAACAAATCGTTTCCGTGCGGGAACAAGAGAATTTAAACTACTTGATATTAGTAAGAATGATGATGACGCTGCTTTATCACATGCATCAAATAACTATGTTGCTCAAGGTACATTGGATACTAGACAAGAGACTATTACATCTACTCGTATTACTCAGAAGAGAACTCGTAGATGGACAGAGACTACACGTGTCCGTAATCGTGACCCTCTTGCACAATCATTCACAGTAACAAAACCATCTGGAATGTTTGTAACTAAGGTTCAGACTTATTTTCAAAGCAAGGATACAAGTATTCCTGTTGAATTACAGATTCGTCCTATGGTAAATGGCGCTCCATCTTCTACAGAGATTATTGGTAATGCGTCTAAGTTCTTGAACCCAAGTGCGGTAAATCTTCCTGCTTCTCAAACACAAGCTGCGGTCTTAAATGCACCCACTACATTTGAGTTTGATGAACCAATCTTCTTGAATCCAGAAACGGATTATTGTATTGTTCTTCTTGCAGAATCAATTGATTATAATGCTTATGTCGCAGAGACTTATGCATTTGAACTTGGTTCTACAGAGAAACGTATTTCACGTCAACCATCTATGGGGTCATTATTTAAATCTCAGAATGGTAAGACATGGGAGCCAGACCAAACAAAAGACCTTGCATTTAAAATCTTCACTGCTGACTTTGATACTGCGGGTGGTTATGCAGTGTTTGAAAACGCTGCTCTTGAAAAAGAATCAATTTCAAGTAATCCATTCTTTACAACATCATCCGATGCGACAGTTACTATGTTATTCCCGAACCACGGTTATGATGTAAGTGATACTATCACAATTTCAGGTGCTGTTGGTGGTAATGGATTGTCTGCGGGTAATATAAACGGTAACAGAACTGTTACTCACGCAGATGGATTTGGTATTAAGTTTGAAGCGGGTAGTAATGCAAATGCGGGTGGTAGAGTTGGTGGAGATGCAGTTAAGGCAGATAGACAGGTTCTATTCGATACTGTTGTTCCAGAATTTACAACATTACAACCCGATGACACAAATATAACATATAATGTTAAATTTACTTCTGGTAAATCATTTGCTTCTATTGGTCAAACAAGATATCAAAAAGATATTACATACTCTTCTGAGATTCGTATTGGAGATGAAAACTATTTCACAACTCCAAGACTTATTGCTAAGACTGCAAACGAGTCTGTTGAACTAGGTTCAGGGGTTAAGTCTGCAACATTTAAAGTTAACATGACAACAGTCCGTGGAGATGTTTCTCCATTGGTTGATGCACAAAGAGTATCACTCAAAACTACAAACAATATTATTGATAATCAAGCAGCGGCTACTGCTGCGGGATTCAATGTTCCGTTGAACTATGTTGCAGAAACAACAGCGTTTGGTGGTTCATCACTTGCAAAACACATGACTACAGTCGGTGTTCTTGAAGAACCCGCTGTTGGTTTAAAACTAATAATTGGTTGTCTAAGACCAGTTGGTTCAGACTTTGATTTATATTGGAGAGTTGCACAAGATGGTGACAACATCTTTGATATAGATTGGACACTAGAATCACCAGAACAAACGATTGCTGCTGATGAAAGAAACTTCCGTGATTATCGTTTCCTAATTGGTGGAGACGGTGGAGATGTTGATGCATTCTCGCAATATCAATTTAAGATTGTAATGCGTACTAATAACTCTGCAAAAGTTCCTTTCTTCAAGGACTTACGTGCAATTGCAATGGCAACATAATGAAATCGTATGTTGCTATAGAAGGAAATTCATCTTTAGCAAGAGACCCAAATTCGGGGACAATTGTTAATATAAATAAAGATGAGATAAGTAAAGCTCGTTTATTAAAAACGAAAAGAAAAGAACAAGAAAGAGAGTTTGATGATTTAAAGAATGAAGTAAGTGAAGTTAAAGAACTCCTTAACAAACTAATAGAGAAACTGTAATGGCTACCGCAAAACCGACAATTACAACGATTAATGATACGTTCACTACGTTGGTTACTAATACCAACACTGTCTCATTAGACTTAGGTGCAACTGGTCGATTAAACACGAATCAGGACTCTAGTGCCGTTGCAGCTATTAATGAACTGGAACTAGGTATTCGTGGTACTTCGAATGACTTAGTTGCAACTGATTTATCACAAGCAGGAATTACTGCAAATAACGTTGTGTCTGCACTAGTAGAACACGATGTAGATATGCATGGTTCTGGAGGTGGTAATGCCGCTTCTGATTTAACAACAAATGCAAATGATATTGTATCTGGTGTTAATGAACTAGAAGTTGCTATTCGTGGAACTGATAATGGACTAGTCGCTAATATCCTATCAACCACTGCAACTAACTTAGTTACTGGTATTGGTGAACTTGACTCTGATATTGGTGCAAGACCACACACAAATCTTACAACTGGTGCAAAGAATCTTACTGCTGCTATCAACGAACTTGAAGCAGACATATTTAACGCAGAGGGTGGAACTAAAAGAACTCTTGCGTCCCTTGGTACAACCGATAAAACTGGTATCGTTGATGCAATCAATGAACTAGAAACTGCAATCCGTGGTACTACAGCAAATTACACTATTAGTACTACTAGTAACGATTTAGTAGGTGCGGTAAACGAACTTGATACATTGCAAGGTAATGTTTCAATGGGAACAAGTGCATCTACTGTTACAGGTGCAATTAAAGAACATGATGATGAGTTAGGTACAATTACTGCTCTTGCAATGGGTACAACTGCATCTACAGTATCTACTGCGATTGCAGAACTAGAAGTAGAGATTGATACACTTAATACAAAAGTCGAACCCGCCCAAGCATTAACAACTACTGCAACTACATTATCAGATGCAGTAAATGAACTTGATGCACTACAGGGTGACAGTGCAATGGGTACAACTGCAACTACCGTTACAGGTGCGATTGCAGAACTAGAAACAGAGATTGACACACTCAATACCTTTGTTGAACCTACACAATCATTGACTACTACTGCAACAACTGTTGCGGATGCAATCAACGAACACGATGCAGAGATTGGTGCTGCCTCTCTCAACACATCTGCTACCACATTACGTGGTGCAATCAATGAACTACATACAGAGGTTGGTGCTGCAATTGGGGCAACTCATAACACAACCACTGGTAATATTGGTTCATCATTAAACTTACTAGATAGTGCAGTTGGTAACCTTGATGGTTTAAATGCTACCGATGTTCCTGCTGCGGGTCATAATAACTTAGTATCCGCTATCAACGAAGTTGCTGCAAGAGTAACTGGACTTGATGCTTCTGGTGCTGAGGTTGATTCTAGAATCGGGTCGTTATCAAATCTACACGCTGCTTTCACAGGAACAGAAGATGACAGTATAGTGAATGCTATTAATGCATTAAGGGGTGATATTCCACTTATATTCGATGAGAATGGAACACAACTTAATTAATTGGAGAAAGTGCGAACATGACTGTTCCATTAAAGTTAAAAGACAGTGCTGCACCCACTGAGTTGCAAGTATTCTCTTCTGCGGAGGAGAACTACTTAGCATATCTAGCGGGTCAACATATGGCGGGGTATGCCAATGGTACGCCTGGCACTTTAAGCACTACCAACACAGGAAACCTTGTTGGAACATTAACTGATACATCATTTGATTCTGCTGTAGGAACTGGTGGTGGCGGGTCTCTATTAACAATTGGTACAACCACAACTTCCCTTTATCAAGCAGCGGGAAGTATTTCTGACGCAACAATAAGAAGTTCTAATAATTTCCGTCTTCCTGTAATGCAGAGAGACAGTGATGGTCAAAGAGTTATCCGTGAAATGGATGACTCAGATATGGATTCTTTAATAACCAGAATTAGAAGTCGTGTTTTTACATCTGACTATCCAAGTACATATAGACTAGGGTCTTCAACTCCGACAGGAAGTTGGGGTGCTGTTATATCAAATTTAGCGACAGATACTAGAACTGATGGAACTTCTATAGGTTATAATATTTACAGAAAAACTAATGATACTTCACCCACTAAGGTATTACCGTTTTCTATAAAACGTGCTAGTGGGTCTACAGGAACGTATCAAGGTCTTCAGTTGATGACCGATGACCAAGTTAGACAGACCTTTGCAGATTATCTTAGAAATAAAATTGCCTCAGAAGTATCATCTAATGGAATTGGTTCTTATAAAATATATCCTTCTGGTACAACACCAACGGGTCAAGGTTTGCCTGGCACATGGGCTGCAAAAGGAACTGCTACAGATACTAGACAGGTTGTTAGTGACGTAAACTATACAAGGGCAAGGTCATCAACCTATTCAAAACTTAGAACGTCAACATATAGTGCTGATTATTCAAGAAATCGTTCGTCTACTTTTTTAAGTCACAGTGACGCTACTAGGACAAGTAGTTACACAACAACTCGTACTACCGATAGAACAGACCACTATGCCGCATCTGGTTTTCTAGGTAACTATACTGGTGACTTTACTGGTAATACAGAAAGAGTCTATTCAAGAAATAGAAGTAGTGCTTTAAACTACCAAGGTAATTATACTCAAAACTTTACTGCTGCTTATTCTAGATTAAGCGTATTCACAGGAAACTATGCGGATGCCGAAGGTAATAATTTTATACGACAAAGTAATGTAGTTAATAATTATACTGGTAATTATGCTAATGCTTTTGCTGGAAACTATGGTAGAATAAACGTATACTCTGGTAATTATACTGGTGAATACACAAGAAATAGTACAAGAGATAGTCAATCAATTGATGATGCCAACTACGCCAGAGACTTTACAGGTAACTATGCCAGAAACTTTGATAGAAGTAGAGAATCTAACTATACTAGAAATAGTACTGATGCAGTCTTGACAAACTTCCAGAGAACATCTACCAGAGATTCTAACAGAGATTCAAATAGAACTATAACTGGTGACTTTACTGGTGACTTTACTGGTGACTACACAAGAAATTATACTGGTGATTTCCAAAGAACTTCTATTCAAACGACAAATTATACTGCCGTTTACCAAAGAGGTAGACATAAGCAAGGTAATGTTCAATACTATACTGGTGATTTCATAGGACAAAGATATTATACTAGACAAAGACAAAACTATGCATATGGTTGGACTGGTTATTATTATTCAAGGTCTAATTCTACTACGGATGATTACTGGAGAGTAATCTATGGTGGGCCGAGTCATGTTAATGGTGACCAATATGGTATTTCTGTTTTTGCTAAAATATATGCCTCCAGTGCGGATAATACAGGGTCAAGCCAGCAACTTGGGATGACTAATGCAGCTACTACTGGGTTAGATGACCCATCAAGTGTGTTACCTTTTAGTCAATATCTAACAATAACTTCATACAATTATACTACTGGAATACCTAGCTATGAAGATTTTGTTGGAGGTACATGGGCAAATTTCATTACTAAAATGAAACTAGTAACGGGTATGATAATTGGTAATTATGAATATGAGAAGGGTAGTTTTCAGGGTCGATATCATAGTAATTTATATAATGATTACCCCGATGCTGATTTTCCATATTGGGATTTTTACTCTGTAAGACGTAGGTCTGCGGCATACTTTACTGGTAACTTTGCAGCATCATTTATTGGTGAATATCAAAATACCTTTGCACGTGCATTCACAAGAAACAGTACTGCAAACTCAACGACTGAGTATGCGGGTGATTATGCGGGAGATTTTGCGGGAAATTTCTTGGGTGATTATGTTGGTGACTTTACTGGTGATTACACAAGATTTTTCAGTGGTCAATATTCTAGAAACTATGTTAGTACAAGAAGTTCTAATTTTAGTGGAGGAGACTCATATTCTCGAACCTTTACTGGTAATTTCATAGGAAACTTTACTAGAACATTTACTGCTAATTATATTGGTAATTATACTAGAAACTATGCGGGTCAATATACAGGTAATTATTTAAGAAACTTTCAAGGAAACTTTGCTCGAACCTTTACTGGTAACTATGCGGGTCAAACCATAGGTAGTGGTAATCAAAATATTGAGACTTATACTCTCTACGTAAGAACAGCATAAATAGGTTGATATGGGAACTACCACACTAAAACTTGAAGGTACAAATGGTGACCTCAAGGAAATAACAACCACAGAGGAGAATTACCTTGCGTATCAAGCAGGGTTGCATCTTTCTGCGTTGGATTCTAGTGCAGTAGGAACACTTACCGCATCCTCAACTAATAACGCTTTAATCGGAACATATACCGATACTACTTTTGACGATGCAGTTGGAACACACGGATTTGCTAGTGGTAATGTTCCAGTAATACAAACAACAACATCATTATATCAAAGAGAAGGTATCACTAACTTTGCGGGTGACTCCGATGCATTTAGATATCCTATTGAGTTTAATGATAATAGTGGAACAAGTGAGATTCATGAACTTGATTCCTCAGAAGTAGATACACTCACAGACCGTTTAACAAGTCGTATTGCAACATCTGAATATCCAGGCACATACCGATTAGGTTCGTCTTCGCCAGGCGGAACATACTCAACATATAAAGCTGGAGTATTCTCTGATAGATTACAAACAGGTTCTTCAGGAACAGTATATAACCTTTATGTGAAGTCTAGTATGTCTTCACCGACTGTAGTAAGACCTGTCTCAATTAAACGTGCATCTGGATTGACTGGTTCTTTCCAAGGTCTGAAAGAAATGACCGATGCAGAAATTAAATATAGTTTTGGGTCAAGAGTACAATCTAGAATATCAAGTGGTTCTAATGGAGTTGGAACATATCAATTAAGAAGTAATGTTCAAGGCGCTCCAACAGATACAGGAACTTGGGCGACTCGTGGTACTGCAACGGATACTCGTTTTAACCTAGTAAACACTGATTATAGTGCAAACTATCAAAGGGTTAGTACAACAGATTCTACTAGAAACCGTACCGCAGATTTCTCTAGAAGTGTTGATTACGTAGGTAATTACTCAAGGAATTTCACAGGTAATTTTCTAGGTGAATATACTGGAGACTTTACAGGTAACTTTGTTGGAGACTTTGTTGGGGATTATTCCAGAAGTTTTATTGGAGATTACGTAGGTAATTACTCCAGAGACTTTGAAGGTAACTATACTGGTGATTACTCTAGAAACTTCCTTGGTAATTATATCGGAAACTATGCTCGTGCATATTCTGCTGTATATTCAAGAACAAGAGTCACTACATTTACTGGTGATTTCACTGGTAACTATGTCGGAAACTATTCAAGAAACTATAGTGCTGCATATACTAGAAACAGTACTGCGGAATTCATAGGAGATTTCACTGGTAATTATACAGGTAATTATACAAGAAATTATTCTGCAAACTATCAGAGAACACGTGTTACTAATTTCCTTGGAGATTTTACTGGTGACTATACAGGAAACTACGCAAGAAACTTTGAAGCAGATTATACCAGAGATAGAGTCACAACATTTACAGGTAATTTTTTAGGAGATTACACAGGAAACTACGCTAGAAACTTTGAAGCAGATTATCAGAGAACACGTGTTACTAACTCAGCGGGAACATACACTGGTAACTTTGAAGGAAACTATACAGGTAACTATGCCAGAAACTTTAGTGCTGATTATCAAAGAACTCGTTCAACTGATTACACACAAGTTTTTACTGGTAACTTTGAAGGAAACTATACTGGTAACTATGCTCGTAACTACACTGGAAACTACGCTAGAAACTTTAGTGCTGATTATCAAAGAACACGTATTACTGATTACGTAGGAGATTATGCAGGCGACTATACAGGAAATTTCTTAGGTGATTATACAGGTAACTATGCACGTAATTATAGTGCGAACTATCAAAGAACTCGTGTTACTACATACACTGGAGATTTTGCGGGAGACTATGCGGGTGACTTCGTAGGTAACTATGCTAGAAACTTCCTTGGTAACTATGCTAGAAATTATCATGGTGACTTTGAGGGTAACTACACAGGAAACTATGCTCGTAATTATCTTGGTAACTATGCTCGTAACTACACAGGTAACTTCGTAGGTGACTATTCAAGAACTCGTGCTACTGCATACGCAAGGACACGTGCTACTGCATATTCAAGAACTCGTGCAACTAACTATGCGGGTGGTGGTAAAGGTGGTAACGCTTATAACTACACTGGTAACTTTGTAGGTAACTACACTGGTAACTTCGCTGGTAACTACACAGGTAACTTTGTAGGTAACTACGGAAGAACTCGTGCTACTAACTATGCAAGAGCGTTTACTGCAAACTATGCCAGAAACTTTAGTGCCGCATATACCAGAGACCGTAATACAAACTATGCTAGAAACTTTACTGCAAACTATGCTAGAAACTATACAAGAACATCTACCAGAGATTCTAATAGAACTCGTATTACTGATTACGTAGGTAATTTCTTAGGTGACTATACTGGTAACTATGCTAGAAACTTTAGTGCTGATTATCAAAGAACATCTACCAGAGATTCTAACAGAACTCGTATCACTACATACACGGGTGACTTCTTAGGTAATTACACTGGTAACTATGCAAGAAATTATAGTGCAGACTACGCTAGAAACTTTAGTGCAGACTATGCTAGAACACGTGTAACAGATTACACAGGTAACTTTGTCGGTGATTTCTTAGGAGATTACACTGGTAACTATGCAAGAAACTATCAGGCAGACTATGCTAGAACTCGTGTAACAGATTACGTTGGTGATTATGTTGGTGACTTCTTAGGTAATTACGTTGGTAACTATGCAAGAAACTATAGTGCTGATTACCAGAGAACTCGTGTAACTGATTATGCGGGGAACTTTGTAGGTAATTACACTGGTAACTATGCTAGAAACTATCAGGCAGACTATACTAGAAATAGTACAGATACTTTTGTAGGTGATTTCTTAGGAGATTACACTGGTAACTATGCTAGAGAATTTACTGCGGATTATTTAAGAAATAGTACTGCAACATTCTTGGGTGATTTTACGGGTGATTATACAGGAGACTATGCAAGAGCATTTAGTGCAGACTATACAAGAAATAGTGTTGCTGATTTTGCGGGTAATTTCTTAGGTGAATATACAGGAAACTATAATAGAAGTTTTACTGCTGATTACCAAAGAACTAGGGTGTCTACTTATAGTGCCGCCTATAGTAGAACAAGAACATCTCTATATAGTGCAAACTATCAGAGAACAAGAAGTTCTGCATACACAAGGAATTCTACAGTAGATTCTACAAGAAACTCAACTGCGGTATTTACTAGAACTTGTGTTGTTGTACGTTCAAGTGCATACAGTAGAACTAGAACAAGTGTGACAACATTTACTGGTGATTATACTGGTAACTTTGTTGCAGAATTTACAGGTGACTATGTGGGTAACTATGTCGGAACAACTATTGACTCAGGAAGTTCAGTAATTAAGACATACACTCTTTATCAGAGAACCGCATAATAAACTTATATATAAACGTGAAGTGTTAGGAGATTAAACATGGCAAGAGTATGGTTAGATAATGCATTCTGGGAAACCCCCAAAAAACAAATGTTGAATGCAATCAGCGAAGAAAGTGTTGATAATAAAGAGATTCGTCAAGTTCATAAACTGAACAGACACAATAATAATGGAACTGAGAACGCTCTATTCTTAGAGGCAGTCGCTTACATTACAGAAGAAAAGATTGATGCTGCAAGTAAGAAACGTCTTGAAAAGAAACAAGCAGAAGCAGAACTTGAGAAACAAAAACAATTAGAACATGAACGTGCAAAGAAGTTAGAAAAACTTTTTGAATATAAACTAGAGACTTTTGAGATTGCTGAAATCAAAGATTCTAAAAACAGACTATTAAAATCAAAGTTAAGACGTTCTAGGTCTATCCCAGAAGTAAACTTATATGCTATGATGATTGTGAAGGAATCTATAGAGAATGAAATCGACTCAAAGTAAAGGATTTGTAATTGTAGCGTCTAAGAATCACAACTTCTATATTTACGCTTGCAATTTAATGGAATCAATCAAAGACTTCTATCCAGAAGCACTCATTACTCTGGTTACCGAAGAAAGATTCTTGGATGACCGTGCAGATGAAGCTGACCAAATAATCTTTTGTACCGACCACTATCGTGCAAAACTATGGGGTATGGCACAAACTCCGTATGATATTACCATGTATGTTGATGCAGACATGGACTGTGAACACGAAGATATAATAACTGTATGGGATGAGATGCAAGATTATGATATGGTCTTCCATGAACTTACCAAAGAACGTGAAAAGTTTTATGCAATTCGTGAATTTAAATATGAAGATAAAAGGGAGAAGTTCCGTCTATGCGGAGGAGTTTGTCTCTATAGAAGTGAGAATCCATTAGTCCGTGAATTTATGGATGATTGGTTTGAAATGTATAATCTCCAACACACTAATGAGTGGCAACCAAAAGGGTTTGACCACGACCAATTTCAAAAGGATTTAAAACACTTTGACCAAACAACTCTCTGGTACATGACAGAGAAGATGGAAAAATATAAAGATTTAAAAATAGGAATCTTCTCAGATGATATTAGATGGAATTATTTCACTCAATATGCATATGAAGGATTGAAATCAATAGAAGGAAAACCACCTATATTAAGACATTACTCAGGGTCTTTGAAGAAGGATAAACTTATAGTATGATAGACATTCCGATTAATAATAAAGATGTGAAACAAGCATTAGATAATTTCTTATGGTATTATAACAATAGAGAAGTATTATCTAAAGAGGTTCATCTCCATGGTGAAGCAAAGGACAGAAGTCACTGGGTTGGTACAAAACACAGAGATGAAATCATTGCTCAAGACACAAACCATGAAGGATTTCCAGATGCAGTTCATGGATACTCTTTAAAATCGGATAGAATTCAGTTTGTTGAAAGAAATAATCCAAATAATGCATCTTATATATCAAAATTTGGTGAACTCAATACTGAACTTTGTACAATATTATCCACACGTAATAACGCATTAGCACAACTTTATCCCCCAAATGGACATATTTCGTGGCATAATAATGCAAATGCATCTGCATATAATATTATTTTCTCTTGGTCAGAGACGGGAGAAGGATGTTTTAAATATGTTGATGGTCATACAGGTGACGAAGTTGTCATGCAAGATGTAAAAGGATGGCAGTGTAAAGCAGGATATTTTGGTGCATATGGTGAACCTTGGTATAAAAGGGTGTATCATGCAGCCGAGACTGACTGTTGGCGATTGACCGTATCTTACATATTTGACCGAACTGATATGTCTATGGGTCTACAAGACGATATAATAGAAGAAATAATGTCTGATTTTTGATGTAGTTAGGTTTCGTTTCCTTATAAATAAAGACAAGAAGAAAGTTTATTGTTTTTATATGGGTACTCTAAATGTTGACACCAAACTACGAAGATATTACAATTACACAAGGTGCAGATGTAGCGATAGAAATACATCTCATCAATGACAGCGACAGTGCATATGACCTTACCAATAGGTCTGTAGCATCTAAAATGAAAAGAAATTATACCGATTCTGCGGGTGACCCAGATACGGTAACATTTAATGCGTCTATAATTTCCCCAGCAACTTCGGGGATTGTAAATCTCTCACTAACTAATACTCAAACAGATGCGTTGAAGACTCGTGGACGTTATGTCTATGATGTAGAAATATCTTATGTCGATAGTGATTCCAACACAATAATCCAAAGAGTCCTCGAAGGTCAAGCAGAAGTAAGTCCTTCGGTCACTAAATAAGGAAAAAATTAATGACTGATAAGATATACATCAAAAAGATAGTCGTTGGGACTCCAATTAAGCGAGTAACATCTGGTGCGTTTTCTATTGAAAATTTATCAGGGGTAGACGTAAGTGCGACAGAATCCGATGGTTCAATCCTTGCATGGAAATCAAGTGCAAGTAAATTCGTCACAACAAATTTAAAAGGTTCTACTAATATATCCGCTAACTACGATAGTGGTCTGGAACAATATACTTTTAGTTTTACTGGAGACACAATTACGGGTAGTCTTATACCCGACTCCAATGAGGCATACGACCTTGGTAGTGCAACTAAAAAATGGAAAGATTTACATCTAAGTGGAAATACTATTCAACTTGGAACTATATCACTAAGAGATAGTAATGGTTCTTTCGTTGTTGTTGACAGTGGTGGTAGTAAAGAAACTCTTGGGGTTTCTCTTTCTTCAAATAACACTGGTGTTTTAAACTTTGATAGTGGTTTAGGTCAGTTTACATTTAACGATTCTGACCTTGCAAGAACAAACATCAATGAGACATTCCATAGTGGTATAACTGTACTTAATGGTGCAACTATTGACAGTGCAACCATTACTAATCTTGCAAACACAAATTTAACTGGAAGTCAAGCGACTTTCGATAGTGCAAACATTGGTACTCTACGAGTAACTGGTAATACTGTCCTTGATGGTAATCTGACCATTACTGGTACAGAGACTACCGTAAACACCGAAACAATTAACCTTGCAGACAATACGATTGTCCTAAACTCTAATGCAACTGGTACACCTAGTGAAGATGCGGGTATTGAGATTGAACGTGGTTCTTCTGCAAACAAATCATTCTTATGGGATGAAGGTAGTGAGTACTGGACACTAGGTTCAGAGACTCTTCAAACTACAGGTAAAATTTTATACGGTAACGTCTACAGTTCAGAAGGTGACTTACCAAATGCGGGAACATATCATGGTATGTTCGCACACGTACATGGAACAGGTAAAGGTTACTTTGCACATGGTGGTGCATGGCACAAACTATTAGACGAAACATCGTCAACAACTGCAAACTTGACCGAAGGGTCAAACCTCTATTATACTACTGCACGTTCCGATAGTGACTTTGATATTCGACTCGCAACTAAAAATACTGCGAATCTTTCTGAAGGGTCAAACCTCTATTATACAACTACTCGTGCAGATTCAGACTTTGATGTCAGACTTGCTACCAAAACAACAAGTAACGTAGCAGAAGGCACAAATCTCTATTACACGTCTACAAGAGTTGATTCAGATATACTGAATTCATCTATTGACGCACAAAGAGCTGCTCCAGTATACCACAAAATTGTAGTTACTGTAGAAAGTGGTTATTACTTAATAGACGGAACTTCACAAGCAAATATGGTGTTGTCACCTAATGTTGTGTACAGATTCGACCAATCACATAGTAGTAATAGTTCACACCCATTAGTATTCTCTACTACATCCGATGGAACACATGGTGGTGGTTCAGAATTATCTTCAAACTTTAAAGTATATAATAAAGTAGGTAATGCTGGCTCTACAGGTGCATATGTTGATTTAGCAGTAGAACAAGATGCGGGTAAACTTTATTACTACTGTCAGAGTCATGGTGGAATGGGTGGTGTTGCAAATACAAGTCCTCTTTCATCTATCAGTGTTACAGACGCTGGCGGGGATGGTTCACTTTCATATAATAGTTCAACTGGTGTAATAACTTACACAGGGCCAAGTGCAACCGAAGTCAGAGCGCATTTAACAGCAAACAAAGGTTTGTCTGTATCCAACGGTGAGTTTAATATAGATTCCGCTAACGTTAGAGGCATGTTCTCTGCGGGTGGTGACCTATCTTATAATAGTGGAACAGGTCAGTTCTCATTTGACGTAGAACAAGTCTATACCAAAACAAACTTTGATTCCGATTTAGGTGCTGCATTAGATGGTGGAGCGGGTATTACATATGACTCCGCACAAGACACTATCTCTATTACAGCAACTGGAGTAACTGCGGGAACATACGGTAACGCATCTCAGATTCCAGTATTTTCAGTTAATGCACAAGGTCAATTAGACAGTGCGGGTACAGTTGCAGTTGCGGGTGTATCTACATTCTCATTCGATTCCGCAAATGGTAATATTACAATTGGAACTGCGGATGGAGGAAGTTTCCTCACAACTATTACTCTTGACCCATATACTACTACAAATCTAACAGAAGGTACAAGAAAATATTATACTACTGCAAGAGCGGATAGTGATTTTGATATTAGACTTGCAACCAAAACTACTCAGAATGTAGCAGAACATAGTTCTAATCTTTATTACACAACTGCAAGATGGGACGCACGTCTTGCTCAAAAAGATTTAGATAATATTGCAGAAGGTTCAACAAATTTATATTATACCTCTGCTCGTGCAGATAGTGACGCAAAGAACTCAGTATCAGTAACAGATGCGGGAGGCGATGGTTCACTATCCTACAACTCAACAAATGGTGTCTTTACATATACAGGGCCGAGTTCAAGTGACGTTCGAGCTCACTTTAGTGCTGCGGGTGATTTAACTTATGACTCTTCTACTGGTAGATTCTCTATTGATGTGGAGAATGTTTATACAAAGTCTAACTTTGATTCAGACCTTGGTGATGCACTAGTTGGTGGAACAGGAATCACATATGATTCTTCTTCCGATACAATCAATCTTACAAACACTGGTGTTACTGCTGCAACATACGGTTCTTCAACTTCAGTTCCCCAGATTGCAATCAATGCTCAAGGTCAAGTTACCTCTGCAAGTAATGTAACTATTGCGGGTGTTACTGGTGTAGATTTTGATAGTTCAAACGCAACTATTACAATACAAACAACTGGTGGAAACTTTACGGATGTCATATCACTCGACCCATTCACTACTGCAAACTTATCAGAAAATACTAACCTCTACTATACCGATGCAAGAGCAAGAGCATCCAACTCTGTCACAGATGCGGGTGGAGACGGTTCACTGGCATATAACAGTACTACAGGTGTTATCACTTATACTGGGCCTAGTGCTGCTGAAGTAAGAGCGCATTTAACCGCAAACAAAGGACTCTCCGTTTCTAATGGTGAGTTTAACATAGATTCTGCAAATGTCAAGGGAATGTTTAGTGCATCTGACGCTGGCGGAGATGGAAGTTTTGCATACAGTAATGGTGTCTTTACATATACAGGGCCGAGTGCGACAGAAGTAAGAGCGCACTTAACCGCAAATAAAGGACTTTCTGTATCCAACGGTGTATTCGACATTGACTCTGCTAATGTAAAAGCAATGTTCAGTGGTTCAAGTGGTGTAAACTACTCTAATGGTGCAATCACTGCCGACACAAATGAAATCAGAGGATTCTTTACTGCAAATAAAGGTCTTTCAGTTTCAAGTGGTGAGTTTAATATTGACTCTGCCAATGTTCGTGGAATGTTCTCAGGTTCAACAGGAGTAACCTATAATTCAGGTACAGGTGCAATTGCAATCGGACAGGCAGTTTCAACATCCGATGATGTAACCTTCCAAGACGTAACAGTCAGTGGTAACCTAACAATTACAGGTGACACAGTTCAGACTGGTAGTGTTGTATCCGACAATAACTTTACAGGTCTAACCAACTCTAATACAGGAAACAGTCAAGACTTTGGTTTCTATGGTAAGTATGTAGAAGGTGGAACAACCAAATATGGTGGTGTATTCTACGATGCATCTACAGATAATACATTCAGATTATTTACTGATACACAAACACTTCCGACTTCAACAGTAAATACTGGTGCTACAGGTTATTCAAGTGCAAACTTGATTGTTAAAGATATCAATGCCGAAGACTTAGTTCTATCTGGTAATCTGACAGTCAATGGTGCTACTGTAACCAACAGTGCAACCAACACAACAATCGAAGATGCATTGATTGAACTTGGTTCTGGTAATACAGGTTCAAACTCAAATGACCTTGGTCTTGTTCTTGAAAGAGGAACAACTGGTGACAATGTGTTCATGGGTTGGGATGAGAGTATAGACAGAGTAAGATTCGCAACTACAACTGCTACAGGTTCATCAACAGGTGACTTATCACTTACAAATGCAAACGTTCAAGCAGCAAGATTTTATGGTGACTTAACTGGTAACGTCACGGGTACAACCTCTGACATATCTAACCATACAACCGCAGACTTAACTGAAAACACTAATCTTTATCATACCACTGCACGTGCAAGAGGTGCTATATCGGTAACCGATGCGGGTGGAGATGGAAGTGCATCCTACAATAGTACTACAGGTGTAATTACCTATACAGGGCCGAGTGCATCTGAGGTAAGAGCGCATCTGACTGCGAACAAGGGTCTAAGTGTATCCTCTGGTGAGTTCAATATAGACTCTGCAAATGTTAGAGGAATGTTTAGTGCTTCAGGTGACCTAAGTTACAATAGTGGTACAGGACAATTTAGTTTCTCTGATTCTGCACAACATACTTCTGCACAAATACGTGCAATGTTCTCAGGTTCAACTGGTATTACTTTAAATGGTACTACTGGTGCAATATCAACAACCGATGGAGATATCGTTCATGATAATCTATCAGGATTTGTTGCAAACGAACACATAGACCATACTTCAGTTACCTTAACTGCGGGAACAGGTTTAACTGGTGGTGGCACAATCGCTGCTTCTAGAACTTTCAATGTGGTTGGTGGTAAGGGTATTATTGCAAATGCGAATGATATCCAAGTTGACTCCGCAAACATCAAAGGTATGTTTAGTGGTGGTACAGGTATCACATATAGTAATGGTGCAATCTCTACTACAGATGGAGACATTGTCCACGATAACTTGAGTGGATTCGTAGCGAATGAACACATAGACCACAGTGGTGTAACAATGACTGCGGGTACTGGTCTTACTGGTGGTGGTACTATTGCTGCTACTAGAACCTTCAATGTTGTGGGTGGTAAAGGTATTACCGCAAACGCAAACGATATTCAGATTGACTCTGCAAATGTCCTTGGTATGTTCTCTGGTTCAGGTGACCTTTCATACAACTCAGGAACAGGTGCATTCTCATTTAGTGAGACATATTCAACTGCCGCAGAATTGATGACCGCACTAAAAACAGTTGATACAAACTCAAGTGGTTTAAATGCAGACTTACTAGACGGTCAACAAGGTACTCATTACAGAATAAACGTTTACAATAACGCAGGCACGTTGTTAAACTAAGGATAAATAACTAGTATGGCATATAGTAGAATAAATAGTAGAAGCGATTTCATAGATTACTGTCTGCGTAGACTGGGTCACCCTGTCATCGAAATAAACATAGATGATGGACAATTGGATGACCGTGTCGATGACGCATTACAACTATTCAATGAATATGTTGGTGAAGGTTCTCATAGAGTATATCTTCCAGTAACAATCACTTCGGATATGACAACAAGAGGATATCTAGATTTTGATTTAGATACAACTGGTGTTAGTAATGCAAATGACATTTTAAATGTTGTTCGTGTATTACCTATCAATAGTGAAAGTGGTAGTTCAAGTTTCTTTGATGTTAAGTATCAAATGCGTCTCAATGACATGTGGGACTTACAAACAGGTCTATCTGACATGGCATACTTTGAACAGATGCAACAATACTTATCACTTGTTGATATGAAAATGACAGGACATCCCCAGATACAATACCAGAAGGCAAACAATAAACTCCACATCTTTGGTGACATTGGTGCGGGAAGAGACCTTAAAGCTGGTATGAAAATTTTAATTGAAATGTATATGGCAACCGATATCAATGGTAATGGTAAAGCATATGATAACATGTTCTTAAAAGAATATGCAACTGCATTAATCAAAGAACAATGGGGTGCAAACCTAATTAAATTTGAAGGAATGGTATTGCCAGGCGGTGTACAACTTAATGGTAGACAAATTTACGAAGACGCAAAACAAGAAATCGAAGTAATACGTCAAAGAATATATAATGAATATGACACACCACCAGATTTCTTTATGGGATAATTAGATGGCAACGAACCCTTATTTTAAACAAGGTGTTAAGTCTGAACAATCAGTATATGAGGACATCATAATTGAAGCCCTCAAATTCTATGGACAGGACGTATATTACCTTCCACGAGAAATCATCAACAAAGATAAAGTCTTTCTTGATGACGTACCGTCACGTTTTGGTAATGCATACAAGATTGAGATGTATATTGAGAACACCGAAGCGTTTGAAGGCGAGGGTGACCTATTTACTAAATTCGGTATCGAACTAAGAGACCAAGCAAACTTTGTTGTTTCAAGAAAAAGATGGAAGACTTTGGTTGGTTCTCGTTTAGAATCATTAAACTTCCGTCCTCGTGAAGGGGACTTAATCTATTTGACACTATCTCAATCTATATTTGAGATTCGTAGGGTAGAGACCGAAACTCCATTCTATCAACTAGCAAATCTTCCTACATTCCGTATGCAATGTGAGTTGTTCGAGTATAATGATGAGGATATGGATACTGGGTTTGCTACAATTGATAATATAGAAGCAGAAGCAGCATATCAAGTTGAATTAACACTGGACTCTGCGGCAGGATTCTCTATTGGAGAAACAGTTACTCAGGCATACGATACGTATAACTTAACAGGTGAAGTTACTAGATGGAGTGACTCAGATGGTATCTTACGACTTGCACATGTTGGTGCATCCGATGGGAAGTTCCATCAATTTGGAACAGGGGTACAAGTAACTGGTGGTACGTCTCTTGCGAAAGCAACACCGACATTTGTTGATGAGTTGCAGGCAATACAAGCAGATGCACAAAATAGAATCTTTGATGACTTCGAAGCAGACTTCCTTGACTTCTCAGAGAGTAATCCATTCGGAGATATATCATAATGTTTGGTACATGGTTTTATCATAAAAGAGTAAGAACTGCGGTATCCGTATTCGGTTCTATGTTTAATAACATATACGTGTTGAGACATGATAGTACAGGAAAAACTATCTCTCAAGTAAAAGTACCATTGTCATATGCACCTAAGAGAAATTTTATTGCACGTCTTGATGAGATGAAAGCGGGTGAAGATGGGGAACGTAGAGTTGCAATTAAACTACCTCGTATGTCTTTCGAGATTACGAGTATGAATTATGACGCACCTCGTCAATTACCTAAAACAAATAATGTATCTGCGGTTGTGTCTAATAGTGTTACTGCAAGACGTAAACTATATACTTCGACACCATATAACATTGGATTCCAATTAAACATATATGCAAAATCACAGGATGATGCATTACAAATTGTAGAACAAGTTTTACCATACTTTGCACCACAATATACCTTGACAATCAAACCATTTGCTGATATACCTACCTTGACCGAAGATGTTCCAGTAACACTTTCTGGTGTATCCTTTCAAGATGACTTCGAAGGTGCAGTTGAACAACGTAGGACAATTATATATAGTTTAGAGTTTGAAATGAAGATTGCTCTATACGGGCCAGACGCTAATAAAAGTATTATTCGTGATGTGCGTAATAATTTATTTAATATGCAAGCAGGATTACAAGATAGTGACATGTATATAAAAACAATAAAAACTACACCGAATCCTACTAACGTAAGTGCAGATAGTGATTACGGATTTATTGAAACTGATTTGGATAGTGCATAATGAGTGATGAAAAACGAATAAAAGATGATTACGAATACTCTCGTGATACCTACTATGAGATACTAGAAAATGGTAAAGAGAGTATGCAATTAATGATTGAAGTTGCAAGGGAGAGTGAACACCCCCGTGCGTTTGAAGTGTTGTCTACCATGATGAAAAACATGGCAGATGTGAATGATAAGTTGATGGATTTGAATAAGAAGAACAAAGACATAAATCAGAAAGAAGAACTTAAACAACTGGGTAACACCACAAACAATCTATTTGTAGGAACAACTACAGACTTGCAGCGACTTATACAGAATGAAAAACAAGTAGTAATAGATGCAGAATCAGAATCCGAATGAATCATATCTTGGCAATATAAATGTCAAGCGTGATGGAGTTCAACACAATTTTACAGAAAAGGAAATAACAGAATACTTAAAGTGTTCTAAAGACCCTGTATACTTCTGTAAGCAATATCTAAAAGTAATCTCTTTGGATGAGGGTCTAGTTCCCTTTGACTTGTATCCATATCAAGAGACAATGTTCGAACACTTCAACAATAACCGATTTAGTATCGTCCTTGCATGTAGACAGTCTGGTAAATCAATTAGTTCTGTAGGATATATTATTTGGTTTGCTTGTTTTCATAGTGAGAAAACCATTGCAGTACTTGCCAACAAAGGTGCAACTGCAAGAGAGATGTTAGGTCGTATCACACTCATGTTAGAGAACTTACCATTCTTTCTACAGCCAGGCACTAAGGCACTCAACAAAGGTTCAATAGAATTTAGTAATAACTCCCGTATCATTGCTGCCGCAACCTCTGGTAGTTCTATTCGTGGTATGTCCGTTAACTTACTATTCCTAGATGAGTTTGCGTTTGTTGAAAATGCAAATGAGTTCTATACATCCACCTATCCAGTAATTTCTGCGGGTAAAGATACAAAGGTTATTGTTACATCTACTGCAAATGGTATCGGTAATACGTTCCATAAGATTTGGGAAGGTGCAGTTCAGAAGGTAAACGAATTCGTTCCTTTTACAGTTAATTGGTGGGACGTGCCAGGCAGAGATGAGGAATGGAAAAGACAGACAATATCAAACACCTCTCAGTTACAATTTGACCAAGAGTTTGGTAACACCTTTTATGGAACAGGTGATACACTAATAAATGCCGAGACATTATTAGGGTTTAGGGCATCAAACCCTCTAGAAGTTCTAGAAGGGGCTGATTTGTTAATATATGAACGTCCAATCAAAGACCATGAATATATCATGACTGTGGACGTATCAAAGGGAAGAGGTCAGGATTATTCTACGTTTAACGTAATCGACATTAGCACGAGACCGTTCAAACAGGTTGCTGTCTATCGCAATAATACTATATCTCCAATACTCTTTCCTAATATTATATATAAGTACGGAAATCTCTATAATGATGCATATGTGGTAATTGAGTCTAATGACCAAGGTACACTTGTATGTCAAGGACTGTATCAAGACCTAGAGTATGAAAATATTCATATGGAATCTGCAATTAAAGCAGACCGTATTGGTATTGAAATGAATAGAAAGGTTAAACGATTAGGTTGTTCTTCTGCAAAAGACTTATTAGAAAGTAATAAATTATCAATTGTAGATGAACATACCATCATGGAAATCTCTACTTTTGTATCAAAAGGACAATCTTTTGAAGCATCTGACGGTAATCATGATGATTTAATGATGAATATAGTTATGTTCGGATACTTCTGTTCATCTCAATACTTCACTGATATGACAGATATCAACTTAAAAGAGATGATGTTTGCACAAAAAATGAAAGAAATTGAGGATGATGTGCCTCCTGTAGGGTTCATTGATGATGGTTTAGAAGAAGTGAGACAAGAAGAAATACAGAAAGAACACGGTTGGCATACCTTCGAAGGCACTGGACTAGGTGTTGAAGAATGGTAAATGTATAAATAAAGGTAAGTGAATATAACCGTATTATGATAACTTATAATTAGAAAAACTAAAGGAAAGAATTATGGCTCTTTTTACACCCTCTGCTTCTCCTGCTGTAACAGTTAAAGAAATTGATTTAACGGGTGTTGTCCCGAACGTTCAAACTTCAACTGGTGCATTCGTGGGGAATTTCGGTTGGGGGCCAGTAGGCGTTGCTACACTAGTTTCAGATGAATCTGGACTTGTTAGCACCTTCTCTGCACCAACTGACGATAATACGGTAGATTTCCATTCTGCTGCTTATTTTTTAAGGTATTCCAACTCCATGTACGTAGTACGTGAACAGGATAGTGACGGCAAAAACTCCGTTGCGAACCATACCTCATTAGGTACATTAACTGCACAAACAGTTAACAACCTAGACGCATTCGAAGACTTATCAATTGATAGTTCTGACGGTGCTTTCATTGCCAAATATCCTGGCTCTATCGGTAACTCTCTGAAAATCTCCATCGTGGGAACAGACAGTGCTAATGGTAGTTCAGTCAACTTTAATAGTTGGGCATACAAAGACGATTTTGACGGAGCGCCTGGCACTTCTTCTTTCGTATCTGCACTTGGTGGGTCAAATGACGAAATCCACGTTGCAGTTATTGATGAAGACGGTGAAATTTCGGGTACTGCGGGAACTGTCCTTGAAACATTCCCATACTTATCTGTTGCAAAGAACGCTAAAGCATCCGATGGTTCATCAAACTTCTTCAAAGAAGTATTGAAGATTCGTTCCAATTGGGTATATGCGGGAGACTTCCACTTATCTGGTGATTCAGATGGTGTGGATGATTTTGCACACTCAACTTGGGGTAACAATGCAACTACTGCTGGCGAAGACTTCAAAACTAATCAAAACTTCTCTAACACACAAAGCACTTGGTCATTCAAAGCTGGTGTTACATCAAGTTCTTTAGGAACTGATGATATCCTTCGTGGATACGACAAGTTTGAAGACAAAGATAATATCGAAGTAGACTTCCTTATCGCTCCAGAATCATTGTCAAACACCGCTGCTACTACAATCGTAAATGATTTAGTATCAATAGCGGGAACAACTAGGAAAGATTGTGTTGCAGTTGCATCACCTTCTCGTAATGCTGTAGTTACTGTAGGCACCAACGTTGGTGTTCTTGCAAATAACAACACATACACGAAGTCTTCCTACTTGGTACAAGACAACAACTATCTGAAAGTATTTGACAAGTATAATGACAAATACATTAAGATTCCTGCCGCATCATCCACTGCGGGTCTCATGGCTGCAACTGACTTAGTCGCTGCACCTTGGTTCTCCCCTGCTGGGTCAAGACGTGGTAGATATCAAGGAATCACAGATATCATATTATCTCCGACAAAAGCTGAAAGAGATGCATTATACAAGGCTGGTATCAACCCAATCGCAAATATTCCAGGCGAAGGCATTATGCTCTTCGGTGACAAAACTAACGAATCAAGACCTTCTGCATTTGACAGAATTAATGTTCGTAGATTGTTCCTTGGAATTGAAAGAGCGATTGCAATAGCAGGACGTAATGTAATGTTTGAATTCAATGACGAGTTTACTCGTGCAGAGTTCGTAAACATTGTAGAACCGTTCTTACGTGAGATTCAAGGTCGAAGAGGTATCACGGATTTCCGTGTTGTCTGTGACGCAACGAATAACACGCCTGCTGTGGTTGACCGTAATGAATTTATCGCTTCTATCTTTATTAAACCCGCACGTTCTATTAACTTCGTAACATTGAATTTTGTTGCAGTTAGAACTGGTGTTGAGTTTGATGAAGTAGTTGGCACAGTATAAGGAGTAAAGGAAAATGGCAATTTTAGGCGTAGATGATTTTAAATCAAAACTCAGAGGGGGCGGAGCTCGTCCCAATCTGTTCAAAGCGACTGTCAACTTTCCAGGCTATGCGGGGGGAGATGTAGAACTTACATCTTTCCTTTGTAAGACTGCACAGTTGCCAGCATCCGTAATGAACGTAATGGAAGTTCCTTTCCGTGGTAGACAATTAAAAATGGCGGGTGACCGTACATTTGAACCATGGACAGTAACCATTCTCAATGATACAGATTTCTCAATCCGTAATTCTATGGAAAGATGGATGAATGGTATCAATGCTCATCAAGCTAATACTGGTCTAAGTAATCCTACTGATTACCAAGCAGACCTAGTTATCGAGCAGTTGGACAGGGGTGGTGATACTCTCAAGACGTACAACTTCCGTGGATGTTTCCCAACAAACGTCAGTGCAATTGACGTAAGTTACGAGACTGTAGATACTATTGAAGAATTTACAGTTGAGTTCCAGATTCAATACTGGGAATCCGACACCACTAGTTAATCTAGTTATATATAAGGGGGTAGGGAATAATCCTTACCCCTTTATTATGAGGTAAAAAATGGCAGAACAAGACAATAGTATTCTTAAACTATTCGGTTTCGAACTCAAGAGACAAGAGAAAGCCGAAAAGGAAAAAGAAAAATTAAAGTCCATTGTTGCTCCCACCGATGATGACGGTGCGGGGTATGTTACTGCGTCTGGTTCTCACTATGGTCAATACATTGACATGGAAGGGAGTCAAGCAAAGGACAACCAACAATTAATTATGAAATATCGTGGTGTTGCAACACATCCCGAAGTAGATGCCGCAGTAGAAGATATTGTTAATGAATCAATCGTTGGTTCAGAAATGGATATCTCTTGCGAAATTAATCTGGATAAAGTAGAAGCACCAGATAATATTAAAAATATGATGACCGAAGAATTCAACAAAGTATATGGTATGTTGAAATTCACAGATTTAGGTCATGACATATTCCGTTCATTCTATGTTGATGGTAGAATATATCACCATCTTGTAGTAGATGAATCCAGAATTAAAGAAGGTATTCAAGAGATTAGAACTATTGATGCCGCAAAGATACGTAAAGTAAAAGAAGTAAAACATGAGAAAGACCCTATCACGGGTGCTAAGGTAGTAAAAGAAGTAAAAGAATTCTATATCTTCCAAGAGAAAGCGGGAACTAATCAAGGTGTAAGACTTTCTCCAGACAGTGTTTCATATGTATCAAGTGGTCTATTAGACCCAACTAAAAAACAGGTTGTGTCTTATTTACATAAGTCATTAAAACCTATTAACCAATTAAGAATGATGGAAGATTCTCTTGTAATCTACCGTCTTGCAAGAGCCCCCGAACGTAGAATATTCTATATCGATGTGGGTAACATGCCACGTAATAAGTCTGAAGCGTACATGCAAGGTATCATGTCTCGTTACAGAAACAAGATTGTATATGACTCAAGTACTGGTCAACTTAAAGATGACCGTAAACACATGTCTATGTTGGAAGACTTTTGGTTACCACGTAGAGAAGGTGGTAGAGGAACTGAAATCTCTACACTGCCTGGCGGTGAGAACCTTGGTCAGATAGATGATATCTTGTACTTCCAGAAGAGGTTGTATCGTTCATTGAACGTACCAGTCAACCGTCTGGAACAAGAAGCACAGTTTACATTAGGTAGGTCAACTGAAATTTCTAGGGATGAAGTTAAGTTCCAGAAGTTTATTGACCGTCTACGTAGAAGATTCTCAATGTTGTTTATTGGTATTCTCAAGAAACAACTTATACTCAAAGGTATTATTACTGAGAGTGATTGGGAAGAGTGGAAGAACGCAATTACTGTTGACTTCCAAAGAGATAACCACTTTACTGAATTGAAGAATGCAGAACTATTACAGAATAGACTACAGACTTTAGACCAAGTATCTCAGTATGTGGGTGAGTACTTCTCCCGTGAGTGGGCAATGAAGAACGTAATGATGATGTCTGACGAAGATATCGAAGAAATGAAAAAACAAGTCGAAGGCGAAAACTCCGTTGAAGACGAAGATGAGGAAATACAATGAGTGAAGTAGAAAATCAAGAAGTGGAAACACAAGAACCAAGTGCAGTAACAGAATTAATTAATCAAATCACCAGTGGTGACTTGGCTAATGCTGAAGGTTCTTTTAAAAGTCTTGTACAAGATAAGATGACAGATGCACTAGAAGCACAACGTGTTGCAACTGCACAGGCAATCTTTAATGACCAAGACGATGACGTTGAAATAGATGAAACAGACATTGAAACAACAGAAAATCCTGAAGAATCGGAAGAAGAAACCGAAGAAAACGAAGAAATAATAGCAGAATTAGACGATGATGAAGTAGAAACTGCATAATTTGCTTGTTTCAAAAACATTGTTTGTATAAATAATACTATGAAATCTTATAAAGAAATTCTTCAAGAATTAAGTGAAGCAAAGAAGCCCAAGGGCGAAACTGTCTTCAACAAAAAGATTAAACGTATCCCTGTCCTTATTGTAAAGGATAAGGGAACAAACCCTTTTGTGGTCTATATTGATGGAGACAAATTAGACTCTTTCAAATCACAAAAGGATGCAGAAAAGTCTGCAATGAAAGTAATAAAGGAATTAACATGAAGTTAATTACAGAATTCACTGATAATGATTCTCTATCTTGTTTAGTAGAAAAGAAAGAGAACGGTGAAAAAAATTATGTCATTGAAGGCGTTTTCGCACAAACTGACAAAAAGAACAGAAATGGTCGTGTCTACCCTAAACCTATTATGGAAAAAGCGGTAGCAAAATATGACCAAGAACAAATTTCTAAGAAACGTGCGGTTGGGGAATTAAATCACCCTGAAGGGCCGACAGTTAACTTAGACAAAGTTTCACACCTCATCACTGAACTCAAGTTCGAGGGAAATGATGTGGTTGGAAAGGCACAAATATTGGAAACTCCAATGGGTAAGATTGTGAAAGGTCTTCTTGATGGTGGTGTTCAATTGGGTGTGTCAACTCGTGGTATGGGTAGCCTTGAGAACAGAAACGGTGCAATGGTCGTCAAAGACGATTTTATTCTTAGTACTGTTGACATAGTACAAGACCCTAGCGCTCCTGAAGCTTTCGTTAATGGTATAATGGAAGGGGTAGACTGGGTTTGGAATAACGGTGTTTTATGTCCTCAAGTAATTGAAAAAATGGAGACTGAAATTAAAACTGCTCCGAAAACTGTCTTGTATGAGACAAGTGTTCGAGAGTTCAAGAATTTCCTCTCGTTAATTAAATCTAAAATATAGGAGTCAATTATGACTGAAGAAAGTAAAGTCGAAGTTGAACTCCACGATGAAGACATTAACGACATTGTGGAAGATACTCTCGAAGAAGGAAGCGCTCCTGCTCCTAAAGGGAAACCTGATGCAAATGCAACTGACGAAGAAGAGTCTATTGCATCTGTAGATAAAGCAGCGGACGCAACCAAAGCAAAACAAGCTCCTGCTCCGAAAACAAAAGCGGGCATGATTAATGCAATGAGCATGAAGTTACATTCTATGAAAAAAGATGAACTGACTGCATCATACAGTAATATGATGGATGATGTGCAACACACAGAAGACGCAATCGTGGAAACACAGGTTGATACTTCTGCTGAACTGGATGCATTAGTCGAGTCTGAAGCAACACTCAGTGATGAGTTTAAAGCTAAAACCGCAGTAATCTTTGAAGCAGCCGTGAAATCAAAACTATCAGAAGAAATTGATAGAATTGAATCACAGTATAAGGAAGAATTAGCAGAAGAAATCTCTTCTACTAAGGCAGACCTTGTAGAGAAAGTGGACAGCTACCTTAACTATGTAGTTGAATCTTGGATGGAAGAAAATCAAGTTGCAATCCAGAGCGGACTCCGCACTGAAATTGCCGAGACTTTCATGGATAAAATGAAAGACCTCTTTACAGAGTCTTACATTGAAGTCCCAACTTCTAAGGTTGACCTAGTTGATGAACTTGCTGAATCCGTAGAAGAACTTGAGACTCGTCTCAACGAAACTACTCAGAAAGTTATAGACACAACCGAGGAACTGGAAGTTTACAAACGTGAAACGATTATTCGTGAAGCGTCACGTGACCTTGCAGAAACTCAAGTAGAAAAATTGAAATCACTCGTTGAAGGTTTAGATTTTGAAGACGAAGACCAATTCGCCTCTAAAGTCAAGACTGTAAAAGAGTCATATTTCACAAAAGAAATCACTGGTAGTGAAGAAGTAGAACAAGTTGTAGAAGATGCTGACGTGCAAACTGAAGTATCATCTGTAATGGAACAATACATCTCTACTATCCGTAAAAACGCATCTAAATCATAAAGGAAATATAAAATGCAATCTTACGATAATTTAATCGAAAAGTGGGCTCCAGTTCTAAACGAAGAGTCTGCTGGCGTGATTACTGATAATCACAGACGTGCGGTAACTGCTGCAATTCTCGAAAACCAAGAAAAAGCAATCGCTGAAGAGCGTTCTGCTTCTGCGGGTTTCATGACAGAGAATGCTGCAAGTGGCGCTAACAACACTGGTTCAGTTAATAACTTTGACCCAGTATTAATCTCACTAGTACGTAGAGCAATGCCTAACCTCATCGCTTATGACGTATGTGGTGTACAACCTATGAATGGCCCTACTGGTCTTATCTTCGCTATGAAGAGCAGATACCAAGGTGGTTCTACTTCTAACCGTGAAGCACTATTCAACGAAGCTGAAACTCAGTTCTCTGGTGATAGTTCTGGTACTCACGATTCAGACAATGCGTCTGGTTGGAACGGAATTGATTCATCTGGTGCTAGACTTTCTAACCTTGCTGCTGGCGGAATGCCAACTGCTGATGCAGAAGCATTGGGTAGAACTGGTGGTTCATCTTTCAACGAAATGGGTTTCACCATTGAAAGACAGACTGTAACTGCTAAGTCACGTGCGCTTAAAGCTGAATACACTTTAGAACTTGCACAAGACCTTAAAGCGATTCATGGTCTTGACGCAGAAACAGAATTGGCTAACATCCTCTCTACTGAAATCCTTGCGGAAATCAACAGAGAAGTTATCCGTACTGTTAACTCTCAAGCGAAAACTGGAGCTCAACAAGCTAACGTTACTGCAAAAGGTATCTTTAACATGAGTTCAGACGCTGACGGACGTTGGTCTGCTGAGAAGTTCAAAGGTCTTGGTGTACAAATTGACCGTGAAGCAAACGTAATTGCAAAAGAAACAAGACGTGGAAAAGGTAACGTAGTTATCTGTTCTTCAGATGTTGCTACTGCACTTGCTGCTGCGGGTACTTTGGACTATAGTCCTGCTATCAACAACAACCTACAGGTTGACGATACTGGTAATACTTTTGCTGGTGTATTAAACGGACGTATCCGTGTATACATCGACCCTTATGCTAACACTGATTATATCACTGTTGGTTATAAAGGACAGAACCCATATGACAGTGGTGTATTCTACTGCCCATACGTTCCGTTGCAAATGGTTAAAGCAGTTGGTGAAGAAGACTTCCAACCACGTATCGGGTTTAAAACTCGTTACGGAATGGCAAGTAACCCATTTGTTGGGTCTACACCTTCTGACGGTCTTGCTACTGCAAAGACTAACCAGTACTACAGAATTTTCAAGGTTACTAATATCTTGACATAAGTCTGTAATAAGAAGAGTGAGGTTAACTCACCGTTCTTTAAAGGGTCTCTTCGGAGACCCTTTTTTTTATCCGAAGAAATCGTCTAGTGAAGGTGGGGTAGGTGTGTCGTAGTTTAACAACAAGAGTTCCTTCCTGTTGTGTTCATCTTCTCTATACTTCTTACCACTATGCATGGTATAAGTCAAATCCCATATACGTTGTTCCCAACCTTTATATGCATCACGAAGAGTATCATTAGAATTATACGTAATCATGATTAGATTCTTAGAGTTGTCTGTGACTGTGTGAAAGTCTTTGTGGTCAAATGAGTCATGCATGTCACCATTGTTACCATAGATAAATGACTTGATGTCATATGGTGGGTCTGCAAATACAAATGCATCTGGATTATCATCAAACATGACACTATAGTCATCATTGGTCAATGTCCAGTTTTTCATGAGATGACCGAACTTAGGTAGTTTTGCAATCAGTCTATGATTGAACAAATCCTTTACTGCATCTTTACTGAATGAACCTGTCGATTCTCCTAGTCCAGAGAAAGAACATCGATTCATTATATAGAATCTCCAAGCAATTTCGAACTCATTATCTGGGTTCTCTAGACCTTCACGCATAACATGATAATAATCTAGATGTGCTTGAAGAGGGTCAGAAGACTCAGATAGTTCTGTTTTGACACTATGTAGTTTGTCTGCAAGTTTCTGACCTTCCTGTTGTACGGTCAACCAAAAACAATACAGATTGTAGTATTTGTCATTGACCCATACAGGAACATTGGGATACTTCTTACTAAAGGCAAATGCACATGAACCACCCCCAAGGAAGGGTTCACGATACTCTTTAATAGAGTCTATAGGCATATTCTCGTCACTGAATAAGAAGTCAGTTGCACGAGTCTTTCCGCCTGGATATCTAAGTGGAGATTTTAAATCTTTCATGTTGTATATAGTACACTAGTCCACACTAAATGTCAAGGTAAAAATAAACTAAAATAATGCTTGACAAACCTTGCTGTTGTTGTTATAATAAGTGTATAAAATGAAAAAAGGAAAGGAAAATATGACACCATTTATCAAAGAAGAGTTCACATGGGACGGTATGTATCTCATGTATAGAGGTAAACACACTAAGAGTGTGAACATGGAGGTCGCAAGACCAGACTGTCACCCATCTTGGGTTGGTCTACCAAAACCAGAGTTTATCGCAAGGTTCAAGTATGGTTACAAACCTTGGAAGGCATGGGTTAACTTCCTAGTCAAGAATGTTACTGTTGAAGAGTATCTTGCATTGTCTGAAGAGATTCACCCCGCACCCGCAATGAGAGAGTTAGGTTACGGAGGAAGAACTTAATGAACGAATACTGGAAAGAAATTACGGATTGGGGAGACTTGGGATATAGAGTTCCAAGTCATACCTATATTGTAAACAAGTACACTCAACTGGTGGGATACATCAAAGAGGGTACTACTGAAGAGATTATCTTCAAATCACCCATGAAACAGTTCTCTAAGAGTAGGAGAAAGTTCAAAAAATTATGAGAAAACACTTGACAAAGTGTGTTCTTGTTGTTATAATAAGTATATAATCAAGAAAGGAGAGATTATGATAAACCTGAAAAACTATGAATGTCCCGACTACGAAAGTGGTCTTTATAAGGGTATCCCTATGGAATATAGGAATGCACCTGTTATACAAGAAATCTTGAAGACAAGATTGTTCACTGTGAGATACAGAGGAACGAGTAAGAATGATTACGACAGACCACAAGATTTCTGTCACAAAGATTATGCGGATACCTTCGCAATCTATCCATATGCAAACTATGACGAATATCAAACTAAGGACGATTACCTTGGTCTTGAGAAACCTAAGTACGACCCTGTTGTAAGAAACTACGAAGACCTTAGAAATTTCAGAGATATGCATATAAAATTGACGTGTGAAGTTGCGGATGCAATCGTAAGAGAAATGACCGAAGGTGTTGCATGAGTCATGATACAATGATGAAGTGGTCTTTCTTAGGACTAATACTATCGGGTCTTTCCCTGTACTGTTCCAATGCGAATGGTTCTGAGTTAAGGTATCCCTATGAACAAGAGACCTTTTGTCTCGCAAAGAACATCTACTTTGAATCGGGTAATCAACCTCTTGCGGGTAAGATTGCAGTTGCACAAGTAGTGTTGAATCGTATGGAACACAAATCATATCCAAAAAATGTATGTGGTGTTGTGTATGATGCAAAGTGGAAAGAAAACTGGAAAGGTAATATGATGCCTGTCAGGAATCAATGTCAGTTTAGTTGGTTCTGTGACGGTAAGTCAGACGAACCTTTGGACACAAAGACGTGGGAGTTATCCCTAAAGGTTGCATATGATGTTCTATCAAGACACTATCCAGATATTACTGAAGGTGCAACACATTACCACACACTCTATGTTGACCCATATTGGTCAGATAGTTTAAACGAAACTGTGAGAATCACAGACCACATTTTTTATAAATAAGGAATATATTATGTATGAAGTAAGATTAGCAAATACAGGTTTAGACTGTATGAAATGGTATGCATTCAATACCGCAAAAGAAGCTGTTAAGTTTGTTTTGAAAGAACTACACTGCGTTGGATTTACCGTAGATGGTAAGACCTACGAAGAGAAGTTCGAAGAAATTGTTTGGGTTGGAAAAGGAAGAATTAATGAAGGTTGATTATCACAGATTAATTAGTAATGCAGTTGCAGCACAAGAACGAAGTGGTACTGAATGGGGTAAAATCTATTGGGGACGAGTCATTGAGTTTTTGACAAAAAAGGTGCATGAAGACGAAGTAGTCCATTAAACTCTTATAAATAGTAGTATAGACTATTAAGAGGACATTATGGCAGTCACATCAAACGTTCAAGTCACAGACGAAGAACTAACAACCAATTTAAATTACTTACAACCTACTGGGTTTAAAGTAATTATTGATAGGACTAAGTACCCAAACATGGAGTACTTTGTTCAGTCTGTGTCACATCCTGGCGCTCAATTAACTCCATTGGAATTACCTGTACGTAGGATTACATCTGTACCTTTAGCGGGTGACAAACTAACGTTCTCAGAAGTTTCGTTTGATATTATTGTGGACGAAAACATGACATCTTATAAAGAGATGTATAATTGGATGATTCGTATAGTGAATGAAGGACAAGTATCTGCGGGTGCAAGAGATACAGGAAAACCTACCTATGCGGATATAACTTTATCTGTGTTGTCTAGTCACAATAACACTGCACAAAAGATTAGATATCTTGATTGTGTTCCAACTGGATTGGGTGCAATTGAGTTTCAATCCACTTCGGGTGACACTACATATGTCACCTTCAATGCATCATTTAGGTTCTCACAATTTGAGATTATTTGACATTTAACCCTTTATTATGGTATAATACATTATGATTAACTTAGAAAGTATACTTGCTGAATGGCAAGAAGACAGTATTATTCGCAAAGACGATTATGAACAAGCGTCTATGAATACCCCTAAACTACACGCAAAATACCTTGAGTATTTGTCTCTGACCAAACTACGTTTGAAGAAAGCAGAGTTTGACCAAAAAACCTTACTGAAAGATAAGTATCTTTATTACGAAGGTAAGATGCCTGAAGAAGATATGACTGCACGTGGTTGGAAGTACGACCCGTTTGATGGTCTGAATCCTAAAGCTTTTACCAAGTCAACTAAAGAGACATTCTATAATGGTGATAAGGATATGCAAGAATCTGAAATAAAGATTCAAATGCTTAAAACTACCATAGAAACTCTATCAGAAATTGTGGACAATCTAAAGTGGAGACACCAGACGATTGGAAACATCATTAGGTGGAGACAATTCGAAAGCGGTATGTAAGGTATATATAGATGAATGACAATACCTAATACTATTACCGTTGGTCTTAAAGACCACTCCATGATGTTGATAGATTGTAATCAACACCAACTCCAAGAACTGCGGGACTACTTTTCTTTCTTTGTGCCTGGCTATAAATTTATGCCTGCATATAAGTCTAGAAGGTGGGACGGTAAAATCAAACTATTCAATCAGATAACCCGTGAATTAAATGCGGGTTTATATGAGCATGTAAAGAAATTTTGTTCTGACCGCATGTATCCTCTTCAATTACAAGAGACAGATTTTGGTCATCCCGCATTAACCAATCAAGTTAAACACCAAGAACTAATTAAATTCCAAAGTAAACTTAACCTACCGTTTCCATTATATGAATATCAATATGATGCGGTAACCCATGGTATAGAAAAGAAACGTTCCGTTTTATTGTCACCAACTGGTTCGGGTAAGTCATTTATTATCTACAACCTTATGCGTTGGTATCTAGATAATCACGATAAACAAATACTTATTGTTGTTCCGACAACAAGTCTAGTCGAACAGATGTACAAAGACTTTGAAGATTATGGTTATGATGTACAGAATAATGTACATCGTATCTACAGTGGTAAGGACAAGACTACCGACAAACCAGTTATTATCTCTACATGGCAATCAATCCATAGATTTTCTAAGGATTGGTTTGAGAATATGGGTTGTGTGTTTGGAGATGAAGTCCATTTATTCAAGGCAAAGTCTTTATCTGGTATCATGAATAAGTGTGTCAATGCGGAATATAGATTCGGTACTACAGGTACATTAGATG